AAGGTAGCTTCAGGCGTTTAGTCATCAACAATCTCCCCTAGCCAAATGCCATCGCCCCCTAAAAAACAGGTGCGGTTATCGAACGCGATCGCAATATTATTCAGCAGGAATTTATACTCACGACTGTCAGGCTCAATCACCGATATTGTCTGCAATGGTGGTCGATCGTTCAGCCAATAGTCACTCAGCGCGAACTCGATATTCTGCCCTAATGTCGCCCGATCAGTAAGTTGCCTAGTCGTCTTGCTGTGGCGTTTAACTCTTCTTGATCGGCGTAGGGTACATCGTAGGTGCGCTCTCTCTCCTGATACTCTGCGCCTGCGTAAGAGCGGAATTCTGCCACACCTTCGATCGGTCTTTCTTCTGTGGTTGTTTTCGGTTTCCGTCGATCGGGTGCAGGCGGTTGCGCCTGTCCTGAGTTGCTAGTTACGGTCTGTTATCGGTGAGCAAGATCCCCAACTTTGCCGAGGTTGGCGTATCCGGCAGCATCGCCTCGATCACCTCTGGAAATGCCCGCGCAACTGCTTCATAGGTCGATTTCGTGTATTTCCATTCACCCTTATAGACCTCTTTCCAGGTTTGATTCTCAGCGGCAGAAGGCACTAAAAAAGCAGGGTTACCAAACGTCCAATCTTCACCAGGCAAGATCGCGCCCTGTGGTTCTGACGTATCGCTGTAGACTCCGATCGTCTGCTCTAGGCTGTAGTCGATAGTCGTGATTGTGCGCTCAGCCCGCGATTCATGTTAGATCGATTGTTTGCCATGCTCTTGCGCAGATTGTGGTGGCGTAATATTCGCGCAGTGCCACGCCATAGGCTTTGCGAACATGCTTCTCAATCCGTAGCAGCTTCCCTTCTAATCCTGGTCGTAGACGAACGTTTTCCTCTTGATCGAGGCTAGTCACTAGGCAATTCGAATGCTCTCATACATCGGAAGACAAGCCCGCGCGTTCTACTCGGTAGTTCTGACGGTTCGTGAGTTTGGTCCCCAAGACTCCTCGATCGTTTCTTCTGTCAAAGATTGTGATGCCGCCTGCGTTGGGGCTTACGCTCGCGCTGGCCCCCACGTTTCAACAGTGCTTTTGATGTAGTCGTCCGTAAACTTCGTAATATGTCATACCCGTACACCGGACAATTTTCGACAAGGCGTTTCATCGCTGCTGATCGCTTCATCCAAGTTCGTCTTGCTGATTACTATTCAGGCGTGGTGCGGTTGCGTCCTCATCGTCAGGAATTGCCGAAGCGCGAACATCTCCAGTGGCATCACACCAGAGATATCTCCAGCGGCAAAGCAATCTGCCCTGCCTGCTGGATAAACCTTCACTGCCTAACTTTTGCAATGGGCAATTACATCACCAGGAATTGATCCGGTGAGATTGCCTGCCCCTGCCGCCCGTAGCAGGGATGCCTACGACATCCGATCGAGTGCTGGTTGTACCGGGTGCAACGCCGCTTTCATCCCCGGTGGTTGCCTAAAGTCAAGGAGCGCAAGCTTATCACCAATGTCTAGGGTGATAGTTGGGCGGACTCTTGGCGTGGGCGGTAGCGGTTCTTTGAGGATGTGAACCGTCTTATATCTGACTAGCGCACCTGTACTGTCTGCCAGCCAAATCACTACACGATTGCCACGTGCCCAACGAACTGCGATCGCGTCTGGGGTTGCACTCGATCGTGATTCCTGGCGAATAAGCATTTAATACTATGTCGCCTGTCCAAGATTGAATTCCACTTTGATCGAGTAGGTTGCAGCTACCGCTGAACGACTTAACGATCGCGGTTACATCCAGACCTTGCGCGATCGATTCACCAGGCGCAGCAACGACGATTTTGAAAGGGCGGGAACTGCGATCGACGGTCATTAGGCAGCGCTAGATAAGCTGCCGTGAGAATTCCTACTGATTTAATTTCAATTCTTCGATCGCTGCCGCACACTTTGACGAGCGACAACAGCAAGCGCGATCGCTTTAGGGATGGTATCAGCTACCCCGGCATTGTATAGAAGCCCATCAATCCTTCCATGTTCGTCTAAATAGCCTTCATCGCCCTCGAAGTCGCCGCAAATTGACCGCAATACCATTGCCCATTGCGCAGTACCAGCGACAAGCCTAATTGCTTTAGTAATTGCAGATCTTCGCTCATGCTCATGCGATCGGCACTTTGTCAGTTTCGGTCAACTGTAACTGTATCGCCCGCATTCTACCTTCTTTGTCTTGCTTGATCGCCTGAGTGATTCGCCCATAAAACTGAGCAAAGTAACCTGTCATTCCGTCTTCTACGACTGCCACGTCTCCAGACGCGATCGCTCTGGTTTGTGTGGGTTCCCAATAGCGATCGGTGCGATCGACTATCAAAATATTTTGACTTTTGCTGAGCCGATACATTCTTGCTAATTTCTCAGCATCTTTTTCAGTTAGCAATACCGTCAAGTTCCAGATGCTCATGTGATAGGTTGTACCGTCTGTCGCGGGCGTTCCATAGGGTGAGATAGTGATGCCTGTTGGCTCAAGATCTTCGCGCGGAAAAGTCCCCTCAGTGAATAGTTCCAGTAAGAGCATCATGCCGCCTGCGTAGAGTTCGATCGTTCCTGGTTTCATATTCCTGCTGCTCTAGCGCGAGAAGACATTAAATCACTGGAGATTCGCTGATAGTCACGAACGGGTTCGGGTGTTTGGAATGTTACAGCGCGTGGGCGCATTCGCAAGCTGAACGATCCTTTGCGATAGCTGATTAATTCCGCTATTGAATTGGCTAGCTGTTAACGTTCCTGTAGTCTGTGGCTGAGCTGCGCGATTTGCTTGCGCATTGCGCTGTAAGCCCGCCTGTGATAGCCCTTGCAACTGCAAAGGACTTAACTGCCTAGATGCTGCCATTGTCGAAGCAGCAGGACTTTGTACTGGTGTCGATCGTCCATCGCTCCATTCTGGTGTGCGCCATTCCGCTTGCCGCATCTGACTGCCACCGATCCGCCATAGCTGAAGTTAGCTGGCATACTTCCCGCACCCATTGCAGCGACCAGCGACTCTCGACTGACAAGCGATCGGCTGGGTGCAAGTCCAGATCTCGATCCGAAGCTTGATCCAGAACTCCTTGAGCCTCCAGAAGATCCTGATCCCGATCCTGATTGACCGCCCGAACCACTGCCGCTGCCTGAGTTTCTGTTGTTTGCCTGCGCCCGCTGCCGTGCCTGCTGCTCTCGCGTTTGCTGCTGCTGAGTGGTGAGCGTTTGCTGCTCAAGTTCAAGCGATCGCTCTTGCGCTCTGTTCTGGTCATTGACTGCCTTTCGCTGCTGCCGTCTTAGGTCTAAAATTCGCTCTAGCCCTGCGATCACCTGTTGATTTTCACCATTGATTGCCGCTGTGGAGAGCGCAACTTCGGCTTCTGTAATCGCGATGTCAGCTTGAATCTGCCGCTGCTGTGATTCCAGTGCGACCTGTTCACGCTTAAGTTCAAGTTGCTGTCGAGCGATCGCAAACTGCTTTTCTTGAGCAACAGTTTGCTGGCTGAGAATTTGCTGTCTGATCTGATCAGCCTGAGCGCTATTGCCTGCCGTTTCAGCGTCTTCTAATGCGTATTGAAGTCGCTGCTCTGCTAGCCCTGATTGAGCCTCAAGCAGACTGCTTTGAGCAGACAGAAGATTGTTTTCATTTTTAATAGAGTCGATCGCAATTTGGTTGAGTCCCTGATCGGCTTCTGCTGATTTGCGCTTGAAGTCTAGCTCTTCATTAAGGGATTTTATTCGCGACTCTCTTAGTCTCTCTTGAGAGTCAATTTCTGCGTCGATTCGTTCCTGGTTAAGGTCTCCTAATTCTCCATTTAGGTCGATCAGCCTGTTAGTAGCTTCTTCTTCGCTGAGAACGCCTTCAGATCGAAGTCGCTGAATTTCTGTAATTTGCTCTTGAGTTTGGGCAATCTCCTGATCAAGTCCTTCCTGCTGTAGCGCTGCGATTTCTTCGCGGGCTTCTTCCTCTGAAATTATTCGCTGGCCCTGCAAGCTCTAATTGCAGTGATCCCTGCGGTTTGCGACTGATCGATCGCCGCTCTGCTTGACGATTGGCGCTTTCCATTGCATCCAATCGAGCCTGCTTTAATCGCTCTTGCGCGTCGATTTCATTTCAACTCGCTGTTGATTTAGTTCGCCAAGTTCGCCCTTAGGTCTGACAGTCGCTCGATCGCTTCTTCTTCACTAAGAACGCTTCCGCTCGAAGCTGCTGAATTTGGGCGATCTGCTGCTGGGTTTGGGCTACTTCACCTGCCAATCCGCGTTGCTGAATTGCAGCAATTCTTGCCTCTGCTTCTTCAGCGCTGACAATTCGCTGAGCTTGCAACTGCCGGACTGCGGTAATTTCTGCGGTCTTGCGCCTGACTCGATTGCCGCCGCAGCTTGTTCGTTGGCACGTTCGATCGCCTCTAGTCGCGCCTGCTTCACCTGCTCTTGACGGGCGATTTCCTGTTCTGCGGACTGCTGCTGCAAGTCAGCAAGTTCTCTGGTTAAGTCCTTCTCTTCGTCGCTGCCACGCCGCACCACTCCCAGTCGCTGCTCTACGAGTTCAATCTGCCGCGCAGTGGCGTTAGCGGTAATTTCTGCAATTTCTGCTGCGGCTTCTGCCTCATTAATTTCGCCGCCTGCCTGCCGCACTCGCACCTGTGTGGTTTCGCGAGTCGCATCGACGTTTACCGAATCCCGCAGTTCTTTTGCCTCGTCTGCCGCCTTGCGTTCTGCTTCTAGACGGGCATCGAGTTCAGCTTCAATCTGCTGCAAGCTGAGGTCACTGATTTCGCTTTGGATGTCTAGTCGACGCTTGGCGGCTTCCTCTGCTGGAATTGTGCCAGCGCTTCCAGTTCTGCAAGCTGAGCGAGTTTGTCGCGCTCAAGGTCGATTTGCTCAGCGATCGAGTCGCGCTGAATTTCGGCAATTCTGGCTGCGCTTCCTCCTCTCCCACCGTGCCTGCTAGCTGCTGCTGACGGATAGCGGCTGTGCGTTCGCTCTGACTTTGGCGTACTGCCGCCTCAGCCTCGCTGTTGGCTTGCTCAATGCCTTTCAGTTCATCCTCTAGCGCTTGCTGCTTGCCCTCGCGGTGTTCTGGGCGATCTGAATGCGGGTCTGTGCCGTCTCAGTTCAAGCTGCTTTACCTGCTCTGCGTATTGCTTTCTCTTGATCTGCCGTCAGTGTGGCAGCAGCAGGATCGATCGCCCGCAGTTTGGCGTTTTTCTCCAGTTCTGCCCGCAACTTTTCAAGCTGAGATCGGTTCAGTTCCAGCTTTTGCTGTAAGTATTCTTGCTCAGCCTGTAGCGATCGTTCTCTCGATTGCTCTTCGTCAATTTCTCCACTTGCCAGCGCTTCTGCGATCGCTGCCTGCCGCTGCTGGTAGCCGCTTCAATCTCGTGATTTGACTTGCTGAAAGCGTCAGCCGTAACTTGAGCGGTTTGGGTGGCAGCGTTGGCAACCTTATCGAGTTCTGTTTTCTCTCGCTCTAAGAGCGTGATCTGAGTCTCAATCTGCTCCTTAGCGCGATCGTATCCCTCTTGCCCCATCTGAGCAGGATCAAGATTCTGAAGCTCTTGCCGTGCCTGCGTTAGCGCGTTGTTGATGGCGCTTTGGGTGGCTTGCACCTCTTTTTGAGCGTCCGCGCGTCGCTTTCAATAGCGCTTCTTCTTCCTGTCGGATCTGGGCGATCGCGTCCTCATTGGCAGGGTCAACATTGACTTTGCGTTGCTCAATTTGGGCAAGCATTGCGTCAAGCTGCTTCAGTTCGTTGATTCGCTCCGTCGCCGCTTTTGTTTTGTTCACGCAGGCTGAGCGATTGCCCTAAAATCTCCTGCGCTTTTTGTCCGAATTCTCCGATCGCGATCAGCTGATCGTTTAGCTGTTTATCAGCATTGGTGGTCAGTCTGCCAAAGCCTTCATCCAGTCCAAACAAGCGATTGATTGCAGCGTTGGCGTCATTTAGTTTGTGGACAAATGTGTCAAGAAAATCGGTTGAAGGTGGATTTTCAGGAATGATTGCAGCAAGTGGCGTGGTATTTCCAGCAGCTTGATTTAGATCAGCCAGGGACTTGTTAAGGCTGTCGATTGCCTTTTGGGTTTCGCCGCCGCCATCCTTAAATCGATCGAGTACTTTGTAAAAAACCGTTAGGGCAGCGAAAGTTAAGCCTGCTTGCGCTGCCAGTTTCCCGATCTGTGCAGTCGTAAGCGAGATTTGCTGCCCAAATAGTTGCATTGCGATCGAGCCTTTGCCGCCTTGCGCGACGAAGCTAGCACTCACGCTGCCCATCTTGCCTACTGCGCCCGCCCCTCGTACTGCTGCGGCAACGAGGAATGCATCGACAGCAGTTCCAACAATTCAGCATTTTCTGCGCCAAATTCAAGCACTTTGGCAAAGGCATTGATTGCAGGCGTACCGAATGATAGCAGATCTTTACCAAGTGAAACCGACACTTCGCCCAGCGCGTTATTAAAACGATTGACCGCTGCTGTGCCAGAACCCATCGCATCAGTAACGCCGGACTCGGTGACAGAAGCAAGAGCAGCAGCAAATTTAGGAATAAAGTCGGCTGAGGAAACATTGCCCGCCGAAATCAAGCCTTTAACCTCGCCTGTCGTTACCCCTAGCGCTTGGGCAGCAGCAGCAAATGCACCTGGTACACGCTCAGCTAATTGGTTTAATTCTTCTAGCTGAACTGTTCCACCTGATAAACTTTGCCGCAGTGCTAGAAATACTCCAGAGGTCTCTCAGCCGACAGACCCATCACAGAGGCGGCTTGCGATACATCTGTGAAGACTTGCTTGGTCTGATCGCGCTGTAGCCCTGCTAGTTTTGCTGCTGCTGAGAATTGGGCGAAACCCTCACTAACCGCCTTGAAGTCTAGTCCTAGATCTTTGGCTGTTTGCCGAAGGAAGGCTAGATCTTCTCTCGCTCCACCCTGCTGATGTAGAGGTAAGTTCAAGCGATTATTTAGCGTTTCAAAGTTGCGAGCGGCGTCAAAATTCTCTTGAAGTCCGCCAAAAAACGCATCAAAGATGTCGTTAGGTTTTGCCACTGATTAAAAAGATCGCAGCTTCGCCTAGATCTTCCATTGCCGACTGGAATTTTTCGGCGGCTCCGATAAATTTCTGGAGTTGCTGCCCAAAGCTGCCAACCGAAACCCAGGCAGAATCATCCTGCCTTTAACGTCGCCCGCCCCTTCCGACAGTCGATCGAATGCGCGACCAGCGCCATCCATCAAGCCAACCAGGGGCGCAAACATTGCCCCTGCTGCCCTGAGTGAATTGCCAATATCCTCGAAGAAATAGCTGACTAACTTGAGGTTTACTCTCAGCGTTTCGAGCGCACCGCTAAAAGCTACAATCGCGTTTTGAGCGATCCCTTGAGCGATCGCCAGCGTCTTTAACCCTGTAGAGGCAAGACTCAAAACCTCTAGACTGCTAGAAACCTGTCCTAGCCCCAGTGAGGATAAAGCTTCTGCCTGAAAGTCGGGAATCGGCAGGGCAGCAAGACCACCAATTCCGTTTTTTAGGTTTTCAACTAGCGAGGTGGTGAGCTTGAATTCATTGCCTAGCCGATGGGTATCGTCAACTAGTCCAATGATGGTTGAGCTTAGAACCTGAAGCCCTGCACCGCTAAAGCTTTCGCCTGTGGAGATGCCTTGAATTGCTTTGGCGGCAAATTGGGCTTCGCGTGTGACTCCGCTTAGCTCTTTGCGTAGCGGACTAGAGTCTGCGGATAAAACAAGATTGAGGGTTCCGAGACTTGCCACAAAGTTTGCTTAAAGACTTCGTGGCTAGAATTCCTACCTCAAAGCGATCGAGCTAGGGCGCATCACCCAGCGTTAAAACAACCTTCCAATCCTGCTGTTCAAGTTGGTCAAACTTAAAAGTTAGAGAGCCGCGATCGTCATTTCCAACCTGAACCGTGTAAAAGTCAGATTTTGGTATTCCTTCAACCTCGAAAGGGAAGCTACAGCTAATTGGTACTCTGCCTGCAAGGTGTGCTGCCACCTGTGGATCTTGCAATCCTCGCTGCTGCTCTTCGTTCAAGGGTTTCGCCGTTGACGTGCTTTCCTGAAGCGTTCCACTGCCTACGATCTCGCCTGCTGCATTTTTGACGACAACCTGTAACCCCGCTTTGATATCGTCATAGCCTGTTGGCGCAGCACAGGGTTGCCCATCATACCCCGGTGGAGCGCTAGGAAAGAGTACCTGTCCACTCAGATGCTTAGATTGAGCAGCGCAGCCAGCCAAAAGAATCAAGACAGCGATCGCAGATGCTTGAGCTTTCATGAGGAAGATGGAATCGACCCCTTTAGTATGCTTGTCGTCGGATAAAATTCTGCAATCTCTGGCTGTGAAGTTTTGATGAAAACAAGAGGCTACGAATTTATGTATTTCTGATATGCCGCAGCATACGCCTCTTGGATGTCAAATTCTTGCTGTGCAATCACCGTCCAAGGTCGTCCCGCAACTCGATCGCCGTTTCTTAGTGTGTAGCCTTCGTGAACGTAGGCGGCGTACTCTGTAGGCCACGAGTAGGCAGCTTCAAAAGGATTGTTAAAGGCCATCAGTTGACTCGATCGCAGTTGTCCGGTGTCAACGATGTCTCGTGTGTCATCCCAGCCCGCCCACGATCGAGGCTCTGAGATTACGCGAGTCATAGCAGCGCCAAACTGAAAAGCAGTGTCAACAAACGCCTGCTCTGCTGCTCTATTGATCTCGGTGATGTTTAGGCTGAGTTTATAGCTGCTCATACTGCGGCTCGAATCAGTTTCATGTCAATTTCTGCGATCGCCCAACTTGGAATGCGTTGCTCATTTGCCAAATCCAGCCAAATTTGAGCAACTTTTGGATCGATGATCGATCGGGCTTCTTCTGAATAGAGAACACTGGCGTAGGGGTTAAACATCTCTGAGTCAATTTCCTTAACACCCTTACTAGCAGCGACCATTTGCCCAACAGAAGCGATCGGGATGGCGGCACGATTGGCGGCTTCAAAGTCGCGGCGATCGAGTGCATTTAGTGCGTCTTCAACTTCAGTCAGAGAACAATCACCAAACCGATCCTCATTGAAGCGTTCCTCACCGGGATATGCCAGCTTCAGTCGCCAGTAGGTTTCCGTCCAATTTATTTCTTTTTTTTAGCCGACTGCGGTTCTGTCTCTAAATCCTCGATCGACTTGTGTCGCCGCTGTTCAGCCATGAAGAAGTCAAACAGTGCGTCCAGCATTTCCATGTCTGGTTCAATCTCTGCTGTCTCTCCATCCATCTCTACAGGCCAAACAGAAGCTTGAGTTTTTTCAAGGCTCCACTCGCGATCGAGGCGTGACTGAATCAGGATGGTGACTACACGCTGTTTTAGTGCCAAGTCTGACTGCATTGGAGTCAGATCTTTCAATTCGGTTTCGATTTCAGCGCCAAGATCGCGCATGGCGTGTTCTTCGGCTACGGTCAAGCTGCCTCGCTTCCGAATTGTGAACCCGCCTACTTCGACGGTTTCAACGGGCTTAAGCGTTTTGTAGGGCAGGGGCATAGGAGAGAAAATCTTGTAAGTTGGGCTTTCTGTGATCTGGGGAAGCTGCACGGTGTAGCGATCGTTTGTGTCGAGGTCTACCAGGTCGCGATTTCCTATTTGACTACCATCAGTCATATAGATCGCGACCTGGACACCATCGGGCTGCAACGTACAGCCACAGCAAAAGACACCGCGCGACTGCAATGAGCGGATCATCCTTAGACGATCGGCCGCTGGGTTAACCATCGTCGGCTTACCGTTAAAGGCGGCGTCAATATTTCCTGTGATAATGCCGTCAGCCGGAGCAGATAGCGGCATTGAGGTGATTGACCCTGTGCCCTTGTAAACCTTGCCCTTGCTGTAAACAGTCGGGCGAGGATTGGGAAGCTGCATCCAGAAATAAAGCTGCTGATAGCCCTCGTTAAACCAATGCTCAGCGGTGGCGTAGCCTGCATCGAGAGGCGACCAGTTACCTTGCATATTCAGTCCGATCGAGATCGTCGTGGTGCGCCGGATTCGTAGGCATCATCATCAAAAGTAACCGTGTGACTCGGTTGCCAGAGCGATCAAGGTCGGCAGTGGTACGAGCGCGAAGCTTGAGCGGATATTCGACCGTCGAACCCGCAACGATCGCTTCGGTAGTGGCTTGGTCGTTAGCGTTGTATCTCCAGCCTCAGCATCAGCATTAAGCTGCACCAGAACCTCGTAACCTAGCGCACTGATGGCATTGATATAGCTGTCTTTGGGCACGAAGCTATCGGCAGGCAGGGCGGGCGTAATGGTGACTGTGGTTGCCCCTTTTGCTGCTGCGGATGCCGTTGCCGTAAATTCGATCGGCTCGGTTTCAATACCATCAGGGAAGCGCAGCTAGCCACAGTTCTACGCCCTTCCCTGTGAAAAAAGGAGTTTTAGCCATTGCAGAGTCTTTAGAATTAGTTCTGCGGGCAGTGTTCCTATGCTTCTCTCAGCAAGTTTGAGTGAGAACCATCGATAAAATCTCGATATTGCCAAGCTCTACGATCGGGATCTGCCGCCGAACACTGCCGCTTTGCACTGACCACCCAGGCAATGTAATCATCGTCTCCAGGATTCGCGACAGTGCGCCCAATGTGTTCTGCTCAGCGCTCCACTGCTTCAGCAGGATTTGAACCGTGTAAGTTTCCTCGAAAGCGTTGCCCATCAAGGGACGCAGCGGCACATCAGGACGGAACACAAGCACACACTCTAGCCCCTCCGCCTTAGTCCCAACGATCGGACTGGTATCGGTTCCCATGCTCAGCACGATCGCAGGCGTGGTCTGTCCGTTTGGGAAAACATAGATCCCCAGTTCATCACTCAGCGCTGTCTCGATCGCTGTCCTCAGCCCGATCAGATCCACCTCTTCCATCACCAAGCCTCATAATAATTAGGGATATTGGGCGATCGTCCGCACTGTACTCGATGATTTCTGCCTTAGCTGCCGTCGCCTTGGTAGCAGGTAGCCCGTCTGCGCCCTCGTACCGAACAACCGCATACTTCCCGCCATTAGGTAGCGGATTTTTTTCGGTTGCTTCAATCCGTTCTGTGGTGTCATCCATTGGGGTTGCCTGCGTTCTCGATGTCTTTTAGGATTCGTCTGCGTCTTGCTTCGAGGCGATCGACTGCAATTCCTCGTTTCTGCCCACGCTCTCTGGCTTCAATTCGCTTTTGGATTTCTAAATTAACTTCTGATAGCTCACCCTGAAGTGCTGCCAGTCGTGCGATCTGCGCTTGAGATTTCTCTACCTCACTTTGACGACGACGCAAGCGATCGTCTTCTTCTGCCGTCACTCTTGCCGCTACATCAATCTGAGGGATCTGCAAGAATTCTCGCAACTGCTGATTGTATTGCTCTAGCTGCGATCGCAAGTCTGACACGCTAATCGCGCGACCATCTACCTCATAGATTAACGCTGCCCCTTGATCGCGTTCACTGCGCTGCTGTAGTGCCGTGGCAATTGCAAGAGCATCTTCAATCTCACGAGCGATCGCTGCTTTGGTCTGTGCAGTTTCCTCAGCGAAGCCATCACGAGCGCGTCGGTACAGTTCCGACTGATCAATGATTTGGCGTGGATCAACATTCTCATCAGTTAGAAGCAGGTTGGCAAAGTCTTGGTTGAACTCTGCCAAGTCTTCGATCAACTGATTGCCCGATCGCGCCACATCGATCGCTCGAATGCGCTCTGGCGTCTTCAAAAGCTGTTGAATCTGGCGATCGCTCAACCTGCCCTCATCCGCCAACTCGTCGCGCAACTGCTGCCATTGAGCGATCTGGGCAGCGGCTTGAGCGGTTGTAGCCTGTGCAAGCTGATCCGGGTAGTCAAGCTGCTTTTGAATCGATTGGATGCGCCCGTTCACCTGCCCCACTAGTTTTGCTACTTCGTTGGCGGCAGACTGCAAGCGCTCGTTTGGCGTCTTTCCGGGTTGGCGCTGCAAGACGATCGCCAGATCTGAAGGCATCGCCCCTTCTTCCCAGTTGCGGCTATCCAGCAGCCAAGCGACTGAACCGGGACGAAGAGAAGCAAGGATCTGTAGGTTGGTGCGAACGGTTTCGACATCGCGGCTAACGATCGCTTGCAGGTTGTTGATCGCTGACTGCCGCTGAGTACTGTAATTGTCGGATAGCTGCTGCGTGGTGTTGGCGCGGGTGGCAAGCTGTGAACTCAATTCAGCCCGTAACTGTCGATACTGCTCTACCCGCTGCGGCAGCTTGCCTTGAGCGTTGCGGGTGCGCTTAATTGCACTGTAGCGATCGCGCTGTTCTGCGGTTAGATCTTGAGTTTTGGTAGGTAGCCCATTCAGGCGTTGTAGTAGATCGTCTAGCTTGTCCCGACTAGAATCGAGTCGAGCCGTCAGAACCTCAAGCGACTCTGCCGCCTGCGATACCTGCCGAATGCGCGGCTCTAGATCTTGGCGGTGCAAGTCTGCCACACTCACGCCTGTAGATTGTGAGTTTACTGCTGCCCGCAATCGCTGCAAGTCTCGCAATGCCTGCGACTTCTCACTCGATCGAGGCAGATCCAACAACTCTTCCTCTGCGGTTTCTAAATCTTGTTTCAGTGTGGTGATCGATCGCTCCACATCTCGCCGTTCTCCCTCTGCCTGCAAGGATTCGCGACGAGTGCTGAGGTCATTCAACGTCCTCTGTAGTTCTGCACTGTTAGTTCGCAGCTTCATGGCGGTCTGCTCGATGTTTTCGATCGCCTGTAGTTGCTTTGATGCTTGCTTCAGTTGCGCCTTAGCTGCTCGAATCTGCTGCGGCACGGTCGAGAAATAGGGCGGGTTGAGTGGATTAGTAGCTGTGCTGCCCGCTTGCTCGATCGCTTCGATCTGCGCTTCGACTCGGTTGATCGCCTCCTCTTGGATGCGAATTTCCTGAGACGCTTGCTCCTGCTGCACCGCAGTGCGTGGCAGATCCACTCGATCGAGTGCCTGCTGAATTTTCTTGGTGCTGCGTTGCGCTGTTGCGAGTTCGTTCGCCTGCTCTCGCTGGGTGCGAATGCGATCGGCAAGTGTGGCGTTAGCAGTGCGCAAGTCTTCAACAATCTGCGGGCTGCGTGTATCCGGCTGCTGCGGCTCAGCAGATTGAGGTGGATTAGGTTTGGTAAACCCAAGTTTGAAGTAGAACCCTTCCGCATCGTCACCTGCATCTAGCTCGATCGAATCTGCACCCAAAAGCAGCGCTTCTTGAGCCAAGTTCTTCATAAATGCGCTTCCAGCACCACTAACAGAATCAGGCTCTCTTGTGATGTTGCTGGGTGCGGTTGCTAACACACCCACGTGGATATAATCTTGGCTTCCTCTGCGCCGAACCTGAATTAGACCAATCGCCTGCAAATTATTGTTAGCGTCCCGGATCTCGCGAATGTTTTTCTTGGTGCTTGGGCTTTCTGCGATCGCTTCTTTCAGTGTCTCTAAAAGACTTAAACTCTCTTCAATCCGCCCCTTCAGGCTGGGCGCGATTGATTTCTCAATTCTTTGTGCTTCAGCCATCCACCGATCTAACTCTTGATCGGTTGTGTCGCTCAATCGACGGACGTAAGCTGGTTGCTCAGTCGTAGGTTCTGCTACGGGAACTGGTTTTGCAGCAGGTTGCTTGACCGGATGGCGATAGTTAAAAGCGCGGGCGATCGTTTCGTAGCGGGCGGGTGCGAACTTCTTCAGATAGTCAGGATTGAGGAAAAACTCTTTCACCGATTCGGCAAAGTCGCGATCGGGTCGGTTCTGATACGCCATGCGCGTCTCTTGCATGGCACGGGCGTATTCAGAGCGCTCAGGTGGCGTCAGTTGTCCAAACTGCTGATACGCCCTCAGATAGCCAGCTTGCAGCAGCAGATCGTCAATCTTGGCACGTCCTCCGTAGAGCGCGATCGCCCCTTCGTCGAATGCGACCATGCCGTTTACTTTAGGCGTGTTCAGCTTCAGCTTTTTGCGCCAATACTGCTCTGAAGCGTTGCGCTGCCGAGTGATGTAAATATCCCCACTGCCAAGCGCATTCTCAGGCAAGTCAAGTTCTGCTACCTTGCGCAATAGGTCAAGGGTGGGGCTGTTTTCTCCTAGTTTGGGGACGTACCAATCGACGCCCTTAAATCGAAAGCGATCGAACTGCTCAGCGTCTTTTGCTCCGGGTGGCGTAGCTTCTGCCGTCTCGATCGTGCCTTGCAACTGCTCGAAAACTGCCTTGCGATAGGCTGCACCTTTTGCCTGTGCAGGGCATATCCTGCCGCTTGATTTCATCGATCGCCTGCCGCAGTCGAAACTCTGCCAGTCGTGAGGCTCCCCGATCGATCGATCGGGCTTGCTTGTACAAATTGCGGGCGATCTTCGTTTCCAGTGCTTGCCGTTCAACGGGTGTCAATGGCGCAAGCTCTACACCTGCTGGCAGCGCCAATCGTGGCAACTCACCCCGCAGCAGTCCTTTAACGGGTTGTGCTTCAGGTAGTGCCAGCAATGGCTCATATCCTGGCAGAGCTTTCGGTTCTGCTAGCCCCGGCAAGGCTTTCGGATCAGCGCGTCCGGGTAGTAATCCGCAGCGTTACGGGCAGCAAGAACCTTTTGCGCGATCGCAGGGGGAAGCAATCGAATCTCGTCAGCACTGAGCAACAGCAGTTGCGGGATCAGTTCGTCAATCTGCCGTGCTAGTACATCGTCGTCAATGGTTCGCTCGTCTTGACAGGCTCAGCCGCTTCGCTCGATCGTTCTTTGGGCGGAATGTCTGCCTTTCAGAAATTGCTTGATCGTGGCGACGAATTCCTCGTCCGGCAAATACTGCTCTAATGAGTGGTTTTTGACATTGGCAAGTGGAACGCGATTGAGAGCGCTAAGCTGTGCCCACGGATCACCTGTGCCAGCGATCGTGATGCCCTGCTCTGGCGACATTTCGTTGAAGCCGAAATAAGGCGACCCGATCGCGACTACCTTGGCAGTGATGCCCATCTCCTTAAGGATCTCTGCTGCCTCGAATGCCGTTGCACCGCCTGCACTGTAGCCGATGATATTGATCGGTTTGTCAGGGTATTTCTGATGAAAAGCATAGGCTTGCGCTGCCACTCTCACGGATGCCATGTTGCGACCTTCGACGATCGCAGGTCGAAAGGAACTTCGAGAAGATTTGGCTTACCTTGCGAGGTGTGGGCGCTCCGCCCGGATCTTCTACATCGAATTCGGGTGTGCGTACCCCCACAACTCGATGCTTGGGCAGTACGACTTTTTGAAAGTAGTTCGCTAGATAAATGCCCTGCCCGCCCTGCTCTCCTGAAAAGCCACCCACAACAAACGTCACTTGCTCATCGTTTTCGCTGGGGTCAGCTTCTACCCCTTTGCGAAACTTTTGCGACAGTTCTTGTGCCATTGTTGCCGATCGCTTAAACCCTTTGCGATAGCGCGATCGAGCTAGATAGTAGCTGCCGACTGTCGTACCTGCGACCGCCGCCCCAACCGTGAGCGCAATCAGCAGATCGTTGTTGACTTGCTCCTGTGGAGTCTGTCGCTGCGATCGATCTTTGAGCAGTTGCGCTACTAGCTTGCCAACTGCCCACTGTTCGCCCTTGACCTGCACTGAGCGATCGAGGTAGCCATCGGCAGGCGTCCAAACTGGCTTAGGCGGAGAGATATTGGCAGCGCGTTCAAATGGCGCAACATTGCCAGTCGATTGATCAGTAGTTGTCGCTTTTACTTTTTGAGCGTGTTGCTTAACCCACTCGTTAGCCTTAGGGTCGGATGCCTCTTGCTCAGGGAAATACGGCGAATTAAAACAACGATCTCGCGGATGAATTACAGCAGGCGCAGCGTCAACGGGATATACATTGCCAGCGCGATCGGCGCAAAAAAAACAGACCCTACGGTCTTGCGTAGCAATTCGCTGAATGTAAGCCACCCCATATTCCTTATATCTCGATCGAGTGGCTGAATCTTGAGCCGAAATAATTTCAGTGCGGGCGATCGTCTCTGCCTTACCCTTAGTTACTCCTAGCCGCTGCCGCAGAAATCCAGCAACCTTTTGCGCTCCTTGCCCTTGAATCAATCCTTGAGTGATGATCGTGGATGCTTCTTCACGGAATGTCTGATCGTGTTTCTTGAGGCGATCGACTGCATCCCTCGCCGCAAAAGCAGCAGCCTCGATCGGTACAGTTGCAGTTGCCTTGACAAAGCTATCGCCCTGCTCAAGCGCTACTAACTCATCACCCAGCGTCGTTCCCTCTTTCGAGGCAGTTGACAGCAACTTTTCATAGCGATCGCGCAACTCTTGCTCACGATCGGGGTCAATTAGTGCAAGTTGCGCTTGCAGATCATTAACCAGAAGAACGCCGCGCTGAGTCGCTAGCAAATCCGGTTTTGATTCTGCGGTGTAGTTGGGATATCGACGCAGTAGATCAGCTTCGAGTCGTCGATAAGAAGCGTCTAAGGCTGCATAAAGTCGTTCGACTTCCGCATCTTCCATATCTTGAAGAGTGCGATCGGTTCTCTCGATTAATTGTGCTGCCGCTTCACTACTCACACTTTGCCCTAAAACGCTAAATAGCTCGACATCACAAGCGTTGGACGCTAGATTTAGTACAACTCATTAGTACTTTTGATCGTGCCCTCAGCCATTGCCGCCGCTTCGATGCGATCTGCTTCCTCTGTTCGGTCAAGCATTCCTATTGCAAAACTGCTGAATCGTCACCGCCCGCTTGCATTGAAAGTTGCGAGGCGAATGCAGTCGCTTTGTGGTGAACCACTAGAAGACCTAGAGCAACTTGCACTAGTTGGATTGACCAAAGCCCTTAAGGGATACGATCCGACTTTAGGGCTTAAATTTAGTTCGTTTGCTGTGCCCTGCATTCGCGGAGAAATCATGCATTTTCTGCGCGATCATGGGGAGTTAATGAAAGTGCCGCGCCGTGCTCGTGAAACTGCGGCAAGCGTAAAAAAACAGCATCGCCAACTTGTTTCGCAGGGGCTTGATTTTCCGATCGTTAAAGTTGCGGCGGCGATGGGGATTAAAGAGGAAGTGTGGAAGTGGCTAGAGGAGGCAACCGCTAGCAAGTCGATCGCCCCACTTGATGAGGAGTGGCAGCAGTCCGCAGAACCGCAATTTCAGAAGATCCTGAGCATCAACCCTTGCAAGAAGCGATCGCCCGCCTTCCTTTTTTGCAGTACGAAGTCACGATCGATCGCTATTACTTGGGAATGTCTGATCAGCAGATAGCAACCCACCATGACTTGAGCTTGCCCGAATTAAAGTGCTGTGAGTCTGCCGCCCTAAACGCCCTCAGAACTGCCCTGGAGTCCTAACTGTGATAGAAGTTGTCGAAACATCGGTACTCAAATCTGAATTGACTGATGAAGAAAAAATCAAGCTCTGGCATTACGAGGTTGCAATCGAGGCGGGTTTTGATGAAGCCGATCGCGGGTTGAGCAAAGCTTGGCGGGCATTTCAGATGATTCGAGACAACCGACTCTACCGGGAAAATTACGCCACCTTTGAGGAGTACTGCCAAGAGCGGTGGGACAAAGGCAGGCGCTATGTCAATCAGCTTATTAACGCTGGAGAAACCCAAGACTATCTTCGCAGTTTGGGAGCCACGGCTCCCAGAAATGAGCGACAATTGCGCCCGCTTACCTCTCTAACTCGTGATCAGCAGCAGGCAGCAGTCGAAGCCGTGGATGCCCTGGTCGAAGGTGGATCGCTCAACACGCCGATCGCTGAGGACTATAAGCGAGCGGCAGAGGCAGCGCGATCGCCTCAGCAGGAGTTTGCAGCAGGACAGACGCTCTATGTAATCGATCGCTCTCATCTATTGTTTAATCGGGCAGGTCAAGTGGTTGAGCGATCCGGCTTGGCGATTCAGCTTGCTTTTGATAATCCAGAGTCGAAAGCGTGGTTGCTGATTAATCAGGTGGGGACGCAGTTGCAGGCGCAAAACCTCAACCCGATCGAGAGTAAGACCATTGAACCTCCGACAAAACAGCAGACAGTCGATCGAGTGGAAGGGCTGGAATCTGCAAATCGAGTGGCACAAATGCGAACCCGACTACTTACTGATTACTTAAGGGAGGGTGTTGAACTTGTCCAGGGGTTCGTTGCTGGAGAGTGCGACTATGATCGGGCGCGATCGTTTATTGCTGAAGCTAGTAAGGTGCTGGGATAATGCCATTAGCATTTTTGTAGGTGTTTTTGGCGGAAGCTAACAAGGTGCTGGGGTGATTTTATTCCCTTGCCTTCACCACGATTGCTTCGGTCGCTGCATCTGCACTTGAATTGGCAGGCTGCAAAATCACAATCCTGTCTTCTGCCCGCTCTAGCCTGTAATGCCAGTAGTAACCGTCTTCATTTTCCTCGTCAATCACCTCATCTCCATCCAACGTGCTTTTGCACCCACAACTAGGACAGGCAACGATTTTGCCAAAGTTGCCGCCGTAAGGATCTATATCCACATCGACAAGGCAGTAGGTGCAAATCATGACCAGGTTTCACTAAGTTGATGCTCATTATGGCACTCGATCGATTCTGTAGTCTGATAATGACGACTAGCGATCGTTTTCCTGTGATCTCAGTTCTTCCAGCCTGACAGTCGCGCATTGAGCTAAGAATTTAGGAAAGAACTCATCTTTTACGATTTTCCCCTCTTCCAGCATCTTCCTAAGTTCAGCAGGAGAGACGCCAAGTGAATCAGCGGCAATGCTCATCGCAGAAGGCACTGTCTCCAAGATTTGAATTATTTGCCCCAAAGTTACGTGCTGCTGCATGATGTTTATTTGCCTAACTGAAGTTTCTACATAATCTACAGTAATGACAAAACCTAAAAAACTATCCGACTTTAAGCCTCAGCGTCGCAACACCAACCGAACGAATTCGCATGATCGCCAAAGCGCGAGAACTCGGACACCGCTTCGTCGTAGGGATTAACCCATGTGTCGAAGAGTGGGTGCAAGATCCCGATCGATTGTGCCGTGAACTTACCTCTGTTGGTGTTGAAGGCGTTTGGGTTCCACCGCTGCACTTGAACTACAAACAGATTGGTGGCATGTCTGAGCGTGGCAGACAAGCGATTGGTGAGGACTTATTGACCAAAGCCAAGAAGCGCGACAAGTCAGAAGCGACTGCCTATTGCGATCGCGTCAAAAAAATCGCTCGACAGCACGGCATGGAAGTTTACAGCAGCGGGCAACCAGAGCGATCGGACTTTTTCAAGCCATACCGCGAGATGTACGCCAAGACTTTTCCTGTGCAGCAGGATTTTGTTAATCACTGCCACGATCAAGGCTACAAGCCGAATAAAGCAATTTACTTTCAAGAGTACCGAGATTTCATGCTGCCAATGCTGCCAGAGGGTAGATGGCATCTGATGCGCCATGTCGGAAGCAGCAAGGATCGATCGTTTTGGGGTACGCCTGAAGGAAAAGCATTTCCGCGCTGGATGACCTACGAAGCTCTGCTCTATCACACCTGGAAAGATTTTGATTTGAATTTCAACCCTGTACACAATCGCGCTTTTACATGGGCGGGTGATTGGGATGAGACTGATCCGCCTGGGTGGTTGCAGTGGCGCGATCGAGAGGGTTTGCCAATTCTGCTGTTTGATCCTGAGCATCCACAGAAGGAAGCGCTACAGGCATGGGATCCCATCTGGAGACGACGCAAACAGCGGGCAATGGCAGCGATTTAGCGGGGCGATCGGGGAATCTTCACAGTAGATAGCACCTGTTTGGACGAATGGCACGAACTGCGATCGATTGGGAGTATTTGCGATGACATGAAGTACGTGAGTGGTGATACTCGGTGACGTTTTCATATCTGCAAGTCAACCAAATGCCCAAGGTCACACTATCAAAAAGCGCTCTATGGTTGAGTCCCTGGGTTGACATCGGCAAAGTTTTTAGGGAACCAATCCGCAACCAGGGTTGCGCGAACGTGCAGTTGCTGCTCAAAGCGCGAGTCGGCGCAAACCTCATCATTGATCGATGCTGCCGAAGTAATCACCCCTTTCATCTTCAGATGGCAAAAGCCTGCACATCCCTTGATCTGCCAGGGCGGCGCGACGTGACTGTTAGACCTGAAGATCAAAGACGCGAAAGAGGTCTAGTCTCTTGGGTGAAACGCTGCAACGCAATACTGAGGCGCTTGGCAATGGGACTCAGCACCGATCGCAAAGAAGTAAACGTCAGCATCGATCTTGCCACGCTCAGCGATGAAGAACTCGAAGCGATCGCCAGTGGCGTCGAACCCGGCAACATCCTTAACTAGCCTGCAACTGAGGGCAAAGGCTGAGCAGGAGAGAAGAAGGCGATCGCTAGTTCGCAACCTTGATCAAATTGCTGCCGTTCCAGATTGGGCAAAACCTCTACTTGCAAAGTCTCGCTACAAAGGCGCATATGGTGGGCGATCGGGCGGCAAGTCTCACTTCTTTGGTGAGCAGATTGTCAACGGTTTATCGAGAATCCTGACCTAGCGGATTGTCTGCATTCGGGAGATTCAAAAGTCTCTCAAGTATTCTGCTAAAGCCTGATTGAAGACAAGATCAGATCCTTTGGCGTTAAGCATTTAGTCCGTGAAATGGTGGGAGAGGTGCGATCGACGCAGGGCGACGGCTTCATTATCTTCCAGGGGATGCAAGACCACACAGCCGACTCGGTGAAAGGTTTAGAAGGCATCGATATTGTTTGGGCAGAAGAAGCGCAGAACCTCAGCCAACGATCGATCGATCTGTTGCTGCCAACTATCCGTAAGCCTGGTTCTGAGATTTGGTTTAGCTGGAACCCTGATCAGCCTGAGAACCCTGTCGATCGCTTCTTCAGGGGTGAGTCAGGGCTTCCTGATGGCACGATTCTGGTCAATGTCAATTACACCGATAACCCATTTATTAGCGAGGAAGCGATCGCGCTTGCCAACACCGCCCGCAAGCAGGACATGCAAGCGTATTTGCATATTTGGATGGGGCACTACAACATCAAGTCAGATGCTCAGATTCTCAATGGCAAGTGGTTTGTAGATGAATTTAGCCCCTATGAACCTACTGTTAATGGAGACGTGCAGGTCAAGGCTGGATGGGATGGCCCCTACCTTGGCGCAGACTTTGGATTTGCTCAAGACCCGACCGTGCTAATCAAGCTGTGGATACACGATCGCTGTCTCCATGTTGAACGCGAATCCTACGCTGTGGGTTTAGAGCTTGATCACACAGCCGATCGCTGGAAGCTAGACATACCCGACTGCCACCTCTACACAGTTCGCGCAGACAATGCCCGTCCTGAATCCATTTCTTACCTAAAGCGGCATGGCATCCCCAAGATTGTCGCTGTCTCTAAGGGTGCTGGGTCTGTTGAGGATGGCATTGCTCATTTGCGCAGCTATGACAAGATCATCATCCATCCACGCTGCAAGAACACGATTGAGGAAGCGCGACTCTATTCCTACAAGGTCGATCGATTGACGGGTGATGTGCTGCCGATCGTTGTGGATGCACACAATCATTGCTTGGCGGCTGGGACATTAATTACAACCGACAAAGGCGATCGCCCAATTGAAGAAATACAAGTTGGAGAAAAGGTTTTAACTCGTGCTGGCTTTAAGCGCGTCTTATGGTCAGGTGCAACAGATTCAAATCGTACAGTCTTTACAGTAAAAACCAAATTCGGCAAGCAATTTGAAGCTACCGAAAATCATGAAATCCTTACACAGCGTGGTTTCGTTAGAGTCGATGCACTGCGATATAATGATAAGGTATTGACTCTGGAAGCAAACGAACTATGCCCAGAAGAACAACCAACCAAAGAGCGCAAATCACATACAAAGGATTTGTTTACACGCGATACCCCGATTCAGAACGCAGAAACGATCGCGTCTATTACAAGTCAACAGCAGCGCATCTTGCAGGACATGAATGGTATCTGCACAGACAAATCTGGGTTGGCAATTTTGGAGCAATTCCAGAAGGGCATCATATCCATCACAAAGATGGCGACACAGACAACAACGATCTCGAAAATTTTGAGTGTATTTCTGTCACCGAGCATATGTCGCATCATGCGCGTAAATGGATTCAAGAAAACAAAGAGCAGCAGCTTGCCCATCTTGATCGCATTCGACCGCTCACAAGGCAGTGGCACTCCTCAGAAGAAGGCAAAAAACTTCACGCAAAACTGGCTAAGAATTTCTCAAAAGAGAACCGAGTGTCAATTGAAAGAGTTTGCGATTGCTGCAGCAAATCATTTGAATCAGACGCATGCGGCACTCAATCTAGATTCTGCTCAAACGCTTGCAAGTCAAAATGGAGAAGAGATAGCGGAATTGATGACATCGACGCTGTATGCCCAATTTGCAGCATCACTTTTAGAGCAAACAAATACTCCAAAACTGAAACTTGTAGCCGATCGTGTGCAAATCGTCTCAAGCACTCGCGTCGCAGAAAAAGTGTATGACTTGACGATCGAAGATCAACACGAGTTTTTTGCTAATGGCGTTCTAGTCCATAACTGCCTAGACTCTGCCAGATACGGACTGGAACCCTTGATTCGCAACACTTCTACAGCTATCCGCAGATCAGGAATTCAACTCTACTAACTCAGTAGGAACGCTCACAGCAGCGATCGCCCCTGCTGATGACCTATAACTTTATTGCCGAGCGAAGTAAACTCACTCCGCTACCTGATGCCAGAACCGCGCCTCTACCCTCGACACATGGGGTAGATGCGCCTTGCAATGCCTACGAACAGATGCGGCCTTGGTGGGAGGTGATCAAGTCCGTCAAGGGCGGTACTCCCGACATCCGCAAGGGTGGCAAAGCGTTTCTGCCTCACGAACCTTTCGAGCGAGAGGACGCCTATGGACGCAGGCTAGGGCGATCGTGCTTTGCGCCTTGGTATGTCCGCTTAGTGCGTGGCGTAGTTGGGATGGTCTTGCGCAAGCCGATCGCACTCCAGGACGTAGTGCCTGCGATCGAGTCTCACCTCGATAATATCAACCTGCTGGGAGACGACCTCAACAGCTTTGCGCGTGAGGTGTTTGAGGCAGCGATCGACTTTGGCTACACCGGGATCTTTGTGAATTATCCCAAGGTTGAAGAGGAGACGTTCGCACTCGTGCCGATGAGGTGGAAAGAGGCTATCGCCCTTACTGGGTGCATTACACCGCACCTGAGATTATTGGATGGCGCTATAGCACGATTGGCAATCGGACGCGTATTCACTCAATTGAGGATCGCGAAAACTCGATCGAGCCTTCTGGAGAGTTTGGTGAGGCAGAAGTCGAGCGGATCAAGGTTTACGACTTGTTTGAGGGGCGCTGCCGCTATCGACTCTTTCAGAGATTGACGGTAATTGGATGCAGGTGGGGGACGATGGTTTTCTATCACTGCCCTACATTCCATTCACGTTATCTATACGGACAAGAAAGCGAGAATCAGTCACCCGTCCGCCGATGCTGGAGGTCGCCTATCTGAATATCAATCACTTCCAGCTATCTTCTGACCTTAACCACAGCTTGCATATCACTGCTCACCCTAAGCTCGTTTGTACGGCTACAACACCGATCAAGGTGATGTCGTGGTGGGTGCAGATGAAGCGCTGGTATTTGATAACCCAGATGGACGGGCAGAATGGATTGCACCACCGCCCACCTCATTTGATGGACTGAATAGCCGGATTGACAAGCTAGAGCAGCAGATGGCGATGCTGGGGCTGTCTACGCTGGTTGGCCAGAAGAATGTAGGCGAATCAGCAGAGGCGAAAAAGCTCGATCGAGTCCAGGGTGATTCGATTATGTCGGTGATCGCTCAAGGGCTGCAAGATGCGTTCGATCTGTGCCTAGAGTTCCACGCTGCCTATATGAACCAACCAGCAGGCACTTGCCAGGTGAATCGTGACTTTGACGTGGCAGAGTTGACGCCACAAGCGATCGATGCCTTTAGCCGTTTGCACAGCGCCAGTCAGATCAGCCTAGAAACACTGCTAACGCTGCTGAAAAAAGGCGAAATATTTGACGATGAGTTTGATATTGAAGAAGAGATCGCCAAGTTGGAATCTGAATTCAAGCGACAGGCTGCGCCCGTACCAAGTGATACTAATACGATCGATGTGAATGCAATTCCACTTAGTCAGCGGCAGTTGACGCCAATACCAGGTTGGAGATCTAGATCGAATGCAGAATGTACCAAGAAGAGTTGACCTATAAAATGTAGGCATTAATTCTTGGTGTTTACTTGTGACTGAATCCGGCTCTCAATATGGCGACTCTCAGAACGGCATAGACAAACTGCGATCGCTCAGCCAAGAGAAGCGGCAGGATATGTTTGCCAAGTTTGAGAACCTGTACGAAAAAGTGGGCGATCTGCTACATAGCGCTGAATTTACCAGTGGATTCGGAGAGGTCTCACACGCATCCCTAATTGAGCTTGAAACTGCATTTGATGAAATTGCAAGAGAAAAGACAATGCGATCGGGTTGGCTTGCAGGCGTTCTAGAAGAACTCGCACAACTGCGGACGTTAAAAGTATCCAGCGATCGATCGGGCGTTGATGCTGACGCAAGGCTTGCCAGATTGGAAGTCTTGAAAGTCGAGGTAGAGCGCTTCTTAGCTTCAGAGCAGCTTTACTACGAAGATCCGGTTAATGCTGTCATGCAGTTACGCCAAGCTCTTAGTCAGGTCGATTTGTAGGAATCCTGCGGGCGAAGTATAAGGGCTATGCCCGCCCAATGGGACTCATGGAATTAGAGCAAGCGTTAGCGAAGATTAAAGAGCAAGAAACCACGATCGAAGGGCTGAGTGCCGAAGTTACCGGACTCAAAGACGAAAAGAACCGTCTCCTTGCCAAGCGCGATGAACTCCTTGGCAAAGTTGCAAAGTTCAAAAAGTTTGAAGCCCACGCCGATCTCGACATTGACGAACTGCTGCAAATCAAGCAGCGCTACGAAGAATTGGAAACCTCTGAAAAGAGCAAATACGCTGATCTCTATCAGAAGGACAAGAGCAAGCTAGAGCAGCGCTTGGAAGCGATCGAGCAGGAACGGGCAGCAGAAAAAGAAGAACGCGCTCGTGAAAAGATTGCGCTCGAAGCTGCACAACTCAGAACCGAAGCGATCGGAGAGTTCGCCAAACCTGAGCATGGTGTTTTTGATCCTGAGCAACTATTTACTCTGGTTGGACACAAGATTCGCCGCAACGAAGAAGGCAAAATCATCGCGGGTGATGAGTACAAATCTTTCGAGCTTGCTGAGTTCGTCAAGGAATTGAAAGAGCAACCCCGTTACCTAAACCAGTTCAAGCCGAATGGTGCATCGGGTAGTGGTGCGCTGCCTAGTCCTGGAGGTGGGCGAACGCCGATCGTGAATCCGTTCAAAAAGGAAACGTTCAACCTCACAGAGCAGACTCGAATCTTCAAGAGAAACCTGCTGAGTACGAACGGTTGAAAGCGGCGGCAGGCGTTAAATAGGTGATTAAAAGCCTGAAACCTTTACTGTGTAAGGTTTTCGGGTTAAAATTAGATACCGCGATCGCCTATCTGCTGATAACAGTGGCGATCGCTAACCAACACCTTATCGGAAGTAAGGAATGGCTATGAATAGTTTAGAAGATCTGGGGTTTGATGCCAGCAGGTTTTACCTTGGCAGTCTATGCAGATTTGGGCACAAGTGGCGTGACACAGAGCAAAGTCTGCGATCGCTGAACACAAATAGGTGTCTCGAGTGCCGCAGAAGTTCATCGCAACCAGCTATTGCTGAATCTAGGCAGCAGCAAAGACAGCAGCAGAAACAGCAGCTAGAAGCAATTCAGAGTCGTGGTGCGAATCTTTCTATAGGTGAGTTGTTTTACTTGGGTGTCCTTTGCATAAAAGGGCACGACTATCAAGGAACGGTGGCAGCTTAAGAAGACGGATCAACAAAAGCTGTGTTGAATGTGAACGTGAAAAGCACATTGAGAACAGAAAAAACCCGGCATACATTCAAAGACATGCGGAATAGCGCAAGGCGTCACCACCAAAACAACAGAGAGAGTCGCCGTGCCAAAGCTAGAGACTGGTATTTAGCGAACAGAGATCGCAAGCAAGCCAAGGCTAAAGAATGGATGAAGGCTAATCGCGATCGATTCAGGAAATACTACCAGTCATATCAGCAGCAGAATCGAGACAAAATCAATCAATATCTTGACGAATACAGAAAAACCGAGCAAGGCAGGCTTGTAGCTCAAAAACGACGCATTCGCCGCAGAGCGAGAAAAGCAGAGAATCACTCCTCAGACTACAGCCACAACGACTTGCGCGATCGCTTGCAGGTATTTGGTGGGCTTTGTTCCTACTGTCTTTCAAGTCGTGGAACAAGCATTGATCATTTTATTCCGGTCTCTAGAGGTGGATCTGATGCATTGGGGAATCTACTCCCATGCTGTAAATCGTGCAACTCATCAAAGCACAATGCAGATCCGCTGGAGTGGTATAGTCGGCAGTCGTTTTTCGATCGTCGGCAATGGCTGAAGATCTTGAAGTTGCTAGGGAAGAGTGAGGGAACTTACACTCAAATTCCTCTTTTGTAGGTGAGGGAATGCTGCCTCTAGAAAAACCCGATGGGTTACCCCTAGAGGCAATGCCAAGGGGAAAAGACAACTTATCCCCCTCCCTAAAACCTATGGCCGCCGTCAAGATAGCAGACATAATCCTGCCGCAAACTTGGCTTCCCTACGTGCAAGTGCGCACTCGGGAAGTTTCACAGCTATTTCAGTCTGGAATCGTTGCATTCAACGAAGATTTGAACGAAGCAGCGCAAGGGCCCAGGCACAAGCGCGAATATTCCATTTTTCAATGATCTGTCGGCGTGTCTGAAGTCCTTTCGGATACCGTGCCGCTCACAGTAAACAAAATTACGACCGGATCCCAGATTTCCGCCAAGCACTTTCGCGGTAAAGCCTGGGGTAGTCACGATCTAGTGGCTGCACTGGCAGGTGTTGACCCTGTAGCCGCGATCGGTGACCTCGTTGCTGACTGGTGGGCGCGGATATGCAGAAGACTCTGCTGTCCTCACTCAAGGGATTCTTCGCCGCTGCTTCGATGAGCTGATGCAACGGTGGATATCTCTATCACCGATGCTGCTGCTGCACTGCTGCCAACAAAATCAGCGCAGAAGCAACGATCGATGCGCGATATCTTGGGCGATGCTTCCGGCGACATTACCGCGATCGCTGTCCACTCCAAGCAATATCACAGCTGTTCAAGCAAGACTTGATTCAGTTTGAGCAGCGATCGGAGCAGGGTACACCCATCCGCACCTATCTAGGCAAGCGGGTGATTGTGGATGACTCTCTGCCTCGCGTTGCTACCACGAACGGCTTCAAGTACACGTCCTACTTGTTCGGTGATGGTGCTGTTGCTTTTGGCGAAGCTGACGCCAAGGCTCCAGTAGAAATGGACAGTGACATCTTTATGGGGCGAAGAGTACCTCGTTAACCGTCGCCAATTCGTTCTGCACCCAACGGGCGCAAAGTGGATCGGTACGCCTGCGGGTGTTTCTCCCACGAATGCTGAACTGGAAACGGGCACGAACTGGCAGGCTGTGCTGAGCCGGAAGAATATCCCGATCGTTCAACTCATCACCAACTAGGAGGGCGACATGGGACTTACAGGATTTCAGCGATCGCGCCGACTAACAAACGAAAACGTTTCCTATCCAGAGGCGACCGATCATTACCTTGGCGTTGGCGAAACTGCTGACGCTGAGGTGAAGTCCAAGACCAAAGCAGAGGCGGACATCGTGAAAGACTACGACGAGCGCAAACCTGCCTCGATCGGAGAGGAGAAGGCGACAACAACAAAGGAGTGGATACAGAACCGGACTACACCGGACTGCCCTACTCTGCGGCAACCAAGCCAGGGGATAACCAAAAGAATCACCCTGAAAACTTGGAATCGCTCAAGACCGATGCCCCGTTGAAAACGGTTGACGAAACCCAGAAACTACTAGAGGGACAACCCAGTGAAACACCCATCCTTACCCCGGATCCAATCGATCGCACCCGTAAATCGCGCAAGCCAGCCAGCCCGATCGCCCCAAGTGACGAAAGTGCCGATGGGTAACGGTCGCATTGTTGCCCTTAACAAAGTTCGCGCCACAATGCCGCCTGCTTCTGGGCTGAGGGTGATGTAACATGCCGTTTGCCGCGACCACACGCGATCGGGTTATGGGTTGCTTGAGCTGCCTGTAACCATCTATTACTGCCAAAACGTGCAAGATGCCCTCAATCACGCAGAAGCGTATGGCGGTGAGCCTGCGGTGACGCGGATTGAGGGCTATCTCGACCAATACGAGCGCAAGAAACAGGCGCTGAGTGAAGGGACAGAGAATGCCGGACTGGTCAAGGCAGACGTGCTTGAGTGGGCGCTTGGGCGGCAAAACGGCGGGCATTAAGTCAGAGATGAGCCGACTACGCCGTGCTGTAGCTCGATCGCTGTTGTTGGATCATCTGACTAGTCGTGGTGGTGTTCGGTTAGTTCGCTAGGAGATGGCATGACCGCTCGATCGCCTTTCGCCCCTTACGCTAACGCTCAACTGCGCTTCGTGTCTCGACGGGCGCTTTGGTTGCGGATGCGCTGGGCAATGTTGCGCCAAGTGAGCAGCAAGAGATCGAAGGTACTGCCCTGCTACAGCAAAAGAGAGATCCCAACCGCGATCGATCTCCTGGAGTAGACGCTCAGGCGATCTGGTTTGAAGGCTATCTCGTGTCTCCTCGACCCTTGCCAAGCTCGATCGCTCCTCATCAGCAGTGCTTGGCAGTGGTCGATGAAGAGGGTGGGCAGTTTTGGTTAGAGCGAACGCAGAGAAACCCTTTTGTGGCTTCTGTAGGTATTGATTTGGTGGACAAGGTGCGTGGCTATTTTCAGCCCAAGCCGATTACTTGGATCAACTTTGCGATCGATGTTAATGGCGGTGTCCTTGCGACAGAAGACGGCATCATTCTGGAGTTTGACTGATGGCACTAATTGAGAAGAAAGACTTCGGAAGCATACCGCTTAAGACTGCCGCAGAGATCTCCTTCTCGACCTCTCGAATGCTGTTATGGGATGCCGCTGCGCCTGAAGGCTCTCGCACTGCAACAGTGATGCTGCAAGTCATTGCCGACATTATTGGAATTGAAGGTGCGGAGGCCGCGATCGACGCCTTTCGCGCGAACCCGATCCACTGCCGCAGTACGCACTAGAAGCTGAAGTTGCAGGCGCGATCGCCGCAGTGGGCGCAACTCAGTTTGAGCAAACCTTTACTGAAGCAAGCTTGAGTGTCGCTGGCGTTTTACCTGTTATTCACAACCTTAATACCTATCCCAGCGCCGTTACGGTCTGGACAAACACAGGCATTCCTTTATCTGCTGACAGGGTTGATTTCAGCGGCAGCAATGCGATCGCTGTCACGTTGGAGAGCTTCAGACCGTTGGTTGGAACTTGGCGTATATCAATCGGAGCCTAACAAATGCTAACTGGATTATTAGAAGTCGTAAAAGAGCTTCGAGTGCTTGTCGCCTTGGGCGGTACATTCGTCGCCATCAAGCCCCCTGCTGCGATCGCAACGTCCTACACTTGGACACTGCCTAACGCACTGCCAGGGTCATCTTCTGCCCTGATTGTGGCGACAGATGGCACGATCAGTTATGGCGCATCGGGTGGTGGTGGCGTTTCCTCGGTCGGTCTGTCGTTGCCATCGATCTTCACAGTCACCGGATCTCCCGTCACGACTTCTGGAACACTAACCGCAACGTTTGCTAGTCAATCGGCAAGTCAGTTTCTCGCCTCTCCGTCTGGTTCCAGCGGAGCGCCAACGATGCGATCGATCGGATATGCCGATATTTCAAGCTTTGTCGGTACGACTGCAAACACAGTAGCGGCGGGCAACGACTCCCGATTCCACAACCAGAACACCGACACTGGAACCGACGCAAGCTAGCTTCTTAGGTCAACAGTGGCGGCACTGGCGTTCGGACTCAAAGATGAGTCAGGTGTTGCTGCTGTTCGTAACGCAGGCGACACAGGCTTATGCCGATCTGGTTGTGCGAAATCTAACGGTTTCCGGCACGACAACGACCATCAACACTGAGACTGTAACGATCGCAGATAACATTCTGCGGCTCAACTCAGATTATTCGGGATCGTCCCCAACTGAGAATGCAGGCTTTGAAGTCAATCGCGGGTCACTGACTGCGGCAAGCATTATTTGGGATGAGGCGAACGATCGATTTGTTGCAGGGCTAGCCGGATCGGAACTGGCGATCGCCCGTTACTTCGCGCAGACATTTACCAGTGCAAGCTTAGTCGGCGGTGTTCTTACTGTCACTCACAACTTGGGTCAGCGGGTTGTGCCTGTGACATTGGTGGATAACAACTTCAAGAAGATTGGCGACCCCGACGATATTACCTATACCAGTGCAACCGCTCTAGCGCTTGATATGACCAGTTTTGGCACGATTACGGGCACTTGGACTGTATTGGTAGGTTAAGCCATGCAATACGGAACAATTGCTTCCCCTTCGATCTCTGGCAGCGGCGGCGGTGTCGCTGCCTACCCTATCGTTACAGTCACAGCATCAAAACGCTGGCACTGTCAGACAACCTCACCTATCAAAACTGCACGAACGCTCAGCATTCACGATCACTATCCCTGCCAGTACCTTTTAGCGACAACGCTGAGATTGTTGTTGCGCGGAATGGTGCTGGCACGGTTTCGATCGCGCCTGCAACCAACGTCACCTTGAACGGAGCAGCAACGACTGTGGTCATTACTGCTCGCTACAAGTCGATCGTGCTGAGACGTTTGTCGGCTAACACCTGGGTCTTTCATGGAGCGGCAGTCTAATGCTCTCAGGCATTTACGAGCCCCATCCTGACGTTGTGAGTTGGTTCGATCGCGCTACGACTGCGGGTGGGACGATATCGGGCACGGCATTCGATGCCTTGCGAACAGCATGGTGCTTACGGTGGGAGCTTGCAGGCATTCTCTCGACCATCCGCATCGGGCTAGAGATGCCGTTCTTGGGGACAAATCTTGCTGCTGCATTGACGCCTCTATACATCCCAACAGGCAAGACTATTTCATCGTTAACTTTCGTGCAGGGGATTGGACGGAAGCGACTGGACTGGATGCTGGAACGAAGCAATAATCTCAAAATACTTGGATCTTGGCATCATTCCTTCAGAAGTTTCTACGTCTACGTCTGGGCGGTTAGCCTTTTATTCTCGCAGGCAGCAAAGCGGATCAACCGGGGCGGTTGATATTGGAGCCTATTTGTCTGGATCCTCATCTTTTTTGCTTCACGCTTCGGCCAGCGATGTTTTCACTTTTGATTGCTACTCAAATCAAACCTCTCGCACATCAACCTCAAACACAAACACGCTAGGACTATTCACAGGCAACCGAACCGCCAACAACTCAGCGGCAATTTATCGCAATGCAACATCTTTAGCTTCTATCAGCAGTTCAGCGGGAACGTTGCCGACAAACTCAATTTACGCTTTTGCGTTTAATGTGACGGCTGGGCCTGCGAATTTTGCCAATCGACTCATGACTCACATTGGCGTAGGACGAGGCTTGACGGCAGCACAACACACAAACTATTACAACGGAATTCAGGCCAAAGAGACGGCAATGGGGAGAAACGTTTAATGGCGACAACCGAGGAAGTCGAAGCATTCTTTGCCAACGGCGATCGATCTTTTGCCGAGGCGTCTGCTGAAATTCAGCAAGATCTCGCCCGTCTGCTGCGCCCCGCTTCTGGTAAAGGGTTTTCAGTTAGTGCAAGAGATTGGCTCAAGAATCGCTGGCTACTGCTTCCAGCTTCTCGCGTTGCTGAGATCGAGTCTTTTAACGCCAGCCGCACGAACAAAATTGGCTGGAGAACGACGATCGCGGGCGAGCGACTGATTCCGCTCGATCTGCTTACTGACTGTCGCGGTGGCGAAACCTATGGCAGCATTCGATCGCTGTTGCTAACTCTAAAGGTCAAGATTGCGCTGCCTGATGAATTCCCGTCAATCCAGCTTCTAGAAGCAAGCACTGAGAATGTCTGACGCTACGCCTTAGTGGGAGCATTGGGAGAAATCTGTCATAAGGGGCGATCGGGCAGCAAATGTAAAGACTTTGCAACACAAATCAAGATAGTCGTCCAAACGTTGCTTTTATCCCTGAGATGCCGTTAGACAGGGTATAAGCACTCTCAAAGCAGCATCAATGACCACTAAGCTTTTAGTCTTTCCACTCCGATTGAGTAGTCACGACATCGAAGCACTGCGCGATCGAGCTAAAGCGGAAAAGGATAGTCCAAGTGGTTTGGCGCGTAAGCGATTCGATACTACTTGGCGTACAAACCTACCGGATCGCGCTGCTGAGCAGTTGGTAGCCAAACCTCAGCCGATCGATCGTGTTTGCAAAACGCCTACAACCTTTGCGGGACGAACGATTGAGTCGATTTAAGCCCGATCGACGTTCGCAAGAAAACAGGCGATCGCCAACTCCGTGCGAATCCTTTCTGGGCAAGAGTTTCAGCGATTGCAAAACAGGCAAAAATAGTGCGAAATCCATACTGTATTGATCCGCCAATCGCTGAAACCCTTACCCAGTCTGGATCTTTATAATTGCATCTCAAAAACTAAGCAAACTGTAGGGATCTGATTTTATAGGTTCGATTGAAGCTCTGAATTGACTTGTGGTGCTTGAAAATTGCCAGAACTTGGCGATCGCTGTAGTATTCTTCCAGCGAAAAGCCTGCAATTTTTCTATAGACAGTGCTGATATGAGGCGGATTAATCCCTCTGCTTTTCAAGTAAGACGGAATATCTCTGCCTTTAATAAGCCGCGACTCCTTGGAAGGTTTAATCGCTTTGTTGGCAATTTTGTATGCAGCAGAAGTTCTTTTAAGAGCCGCTGCAATGTGCAATTCAATTTCAAGCATCACAGGTTCTACAAAGCTCCAGGTCAGATGCTTTTTAGGGTGGATGCTTCTGATGTAAGCGATCGCGCAAACCAAAAGGTATTGATGTTTGGTTAGCCTCTTTTGGTTGCTATCAATATCTGCGAGTTTTCGCCAACTCGCCCAAGTACTCGGATGAATTGCCTTGCCATAGAGCAATGTGCAAATCTTTCGAGCTGATGCGCTGCTGTAGATATCCTGAGTGGTCATTCTCGAAACCCCTGCAATTAATAAAAACTCCGCAAAAGTTTCTGCGGAGCCTTTGATCTACTGATTTTGCCTGCTGCCGCAGTACAGACAGGCCGAAAACTACTCTTCCCTTAGAAATACCGCTTCTTCTGGGGTGATTTTGCTGTAGTTGTCCTGCACCAACTGCTTCCACATTTCATCAAACGACAACCCACGTTTCCACGCCAAATAGCCCACCCGATCTTTAATGCGCTGCTCTCGCTCTTGGAGTTTTGCACACAGCAAGCTCGATCCTTGCTGTGCAGGTGTTCGATCGTTGATGCGGCTGTCAACTGCAAGCAAGTCTTCGTAGTACTCCCCAAGCGAGGAAATGCGGAGTCGATCGTCTTTAGCGGGCATGAGTGTATCTGGCATGGATGCTTTTAATCCTACGGTATGGCTGATTAGGTGTCATTCTACAGTGAATTTTCGCTAGGTGTCCAAAATAAGCCCGAATTTGTACCAAATAACGGTAACCTGTGTTATTGTCCGAAAAAGAGCAAATTCAGGAGATGTCATATGGCTCTAGAAGGTCTACCCAAGCAACCCGATCGCCCCTCACTCAATGGCGACAGTAACGGCAAGCTAGCAAAGTCAGGCAGTCGATCAATCGCTGACAAGTTGGCGCAAGCCGATCGCAATGCCGACACGCAGCATCAAAAGATGATCGGTGAAGTCGATCGCCTTGCCGCAAAGATTGAATCGAATGCTACGAACCTTGAATCCCACGTCGAACGCAAAATGCAGGAGGTGGATCGCAAGCTAGCCGACTCCTTTCGGCGTGTCGATGAAAGAATTGCGGCAACTCTCGATCGATTTACAGCGGATGCCCTCGATCGTTTGGGTGACGCTGCGAATGTCGAGCTTGCTGAGGCGATCGGCGTCGGCAATTAATCGCTTAGATACTGCAAACAAAGTCCTGCTAGTAGCGGGCACAGCTACAGCACTACTGATTATTGGAGGATCGACTCATGGGTTTAGTTCGAGCAGTCAGTCAGGGCATCAGTCGAGTGAATACACAAAGTGAATCCAGTGTTGCGATTGCGACTAACGGGCTTGGTATCAGCAATGCTGCGCTGCTAGCGGTTGGCAAAAATAACGCAATCGATCGGCAGAACGGACAAAAGATCATGCGTGGTGTGCAGGCAATTCAGCGTCCACTCACTCAAGAAAAAGCGCGTACTCTTGGCGCAGAAATTGGCGCAGTTATTCGTGATGCCCACACAATGCAAATGCTTGAAAAGCCATTGATCGCTGCTACAAAAGGCTATGTAGCAGCCGCCAAAAGTCGCGCCAATATTGCGATGGCAGCAGGCGAGGCAGGTCAAGCAGTTGCCCAAATCAACGCCGAAGCACAGCACAAACTTAGTGAAGGCCATGCTAAGGCATCATTTAACACTGCAATCAGTCAAGCCGCATCTCGGTTTGCGATCTAGCATCATTTCCTGGTAGCGCGATCGTCATGATCGCGCTTTTCTTTCTTTTCTCATAAAGCGTTAGAGGTAAAACATGATTCGATTCTCGATCGGCTTTATGTGCGGCATCCTGACCGCAACGACGATCGCCGCTGGCAGTGCCTACGTTGCCCTAAAAGCTCAGCAGCAGCTAACCGCACTCAATCCAATCAACCAAATTCAGGAGTGGTTGCCATGAAAGCTCTCAGACCCTTTTTTGAATGGTGGAACGAATCAGGACTGCTGATCGCGCTATTGCTGGCAACGGGGCATTTTTCGGTAACAGCATCACTCGGAATGACCACTCTATTTATCAGCTTTGTGCTTGGAGTAGGGGCGATCGTACTGGCGTTCATGCTTGCCAAAGCTCAAGAATCAGGCGAAGAGTTCCAAGTGGAGCCTCAACTTTTCCCATCCCGATTTTTACCCTATGCCATTTTGTTTTGCCTGTCGGTCGCCGCAGTAATCGGCATCGGCAAGCTTATCTGAAGGAGGAAAGCAAGTGCATCAATTACGAGAATCCTGGCAAATTCAAGACAGTACAGTAGAAGCAGAACGAGCAGCGCAAGCCGCGCAAACCTATCATCGACTGACAGGCGACAACACGCGCAGAATTGCGGCAGACATCGCAGCGATCGATGATGAAATCCACATTCTCAAGCGTGAACAGCGACGACAGGCAACCGAGATCCAAGAATTACGAAACACCTGCCTGTTTTGGGGAGCGCTAAGCGCGATCGTTTGCTCGTTTGCAATGTCGCTGCTATTTCAGCCTGCACCACCTGCACAGCCCTACCAGCCGCAGTATCAGCAGGTGTTGCCATGAACCTATTTCATCAGCACAAGACAGCTAAAAAGCAGTCGGTGTCACTATTCGATCGCCTCTCTACAGGGCTGGGAATCTTCGGTGGATGCTTGCTACTCGCCTGTTTAATGCAGCCCAAGAATCCTGCCAACTCAGGCAGGCTGCTAGCGGCGATCGCCTTCTTCGGTGTGTCAGTGGCAGTTGAGCGCATTCGTGAGGATGAGGTAGCCTCTCTCGATCGCGCTGAGGGACTGGAAAAAGAAGTCAAATCAGAACGCATCCGCAAAGAAATTCAAATCGGTGAAAAGCTCAAAGAAATTGACGAAGCTGAGCAGTTGTATGGCCTAATCCCCATCGATCGGCATGAGGAATTTGCTGAGGTAATCGGTGTTAGACCTCCCAACTACGAAGCACGGCAGGCACTCCAGCAAGCCCAGCAACAGCCGCAGACAGCTACAGCAACAATGGCTGATCCTACGGGTGACTTTGACCCTGAAGCGGCTCAACCAACAACAGAGCCAGCGCATTATCTTGTACCTGCTGCTCTGGTTGATAGTTGGTTTGAAGCGAAGGCTGGCAAATTGCCTCAAGAGTTGATCGACATATGGCGATCGAATCCAGGGAAAGCGATCGAAGTAAATAATGGCAAAGCAAGCATTATTCGAGGTGAACAGTCATGACACATCAATCCAGGGAAGACAATTACTCTATATGGGAAGAAGGATGGCCTTCAACAAGAAGACTTTATAAATCGGGTTTCAAGACTCTTGCAGAAGCACAAAGCTATGCCGAATTCTTGAACATGGGATCAGACTGCTATTACTACTCTGTAAGTGAATCCGCTCTGAATGCAATTGTTTTGGGAGCTAAGGGGAAAGAGTCATGACTTCCTCTGAACATACGGCAGTTATTGCATTCAGTTTTGCAATCTCTTTGTTTGGAGCGTGGACAAATACGCCGTTGATCTGGCTTTTGCTAATCACCGTATTGTTTGCTGTTTCATTTGTTGTTTGGCGTGAGTGGGAAAGATAGCGCAACCATGAGATCGCCCATTCTTCCTTCCTATCTCCCTCAACCGCTGGTCAAGCTGAGGGACTATCAGAAAACAGCGATCGCGGAAATCGATCGCTGTTTTTATCAAGGTCATAGCCGGATTTTGGTGAGCGGATCACCTGGCACAGGCAAAACCAACCTGCAAGCTGCGATCGCTCGTCAAGCCTACAATGCACGGCAGAAATGCGCGATTCTAGTGCCCTTCAACTGCGTTGTTACAAGGTCGGCAACCAATCACACTCAGATGGTCGGTGCGCTCGATCGCATGGGTTTAGCTGGCAGGTACGGGGTGCTTTCAGGTGCATTTCCTGAGCTTGAAGACATTCATGCACCGATTCAGATCGTCACGCTGCAAACGCTTGCATCACGTCCTGCGCTCCATCAGTGGCTATCTGATAGCGCAGTGGTGTTGATTGATGAAGGGCACACAGGCAGTTTTTTTAAGGAAGTAGAAGATATTTACAAGCGCTGGCAGTGGAAGAAGATCATCAGCTTCACCGCTACGCCATTTAATCGATCGATGGGTGTGGATCTGCGGCATGGAGATTTAGAGCGGCATACCGCAGTTGTTACATTGCCCTCTTACAGGCAGATGCAGGCAAAGGGCTATTTGTCGCCATTGGTCTATCATTCTCTCATTCGCCCGCTGAAGGACAAAGAAAAGCTCGATCTGGACTCTGACAGCGCGATCGAGTGGATGCTGCAACAGTGGCTCAATACCTGTCAGCAGCAACAGATCGCGCCGATTCATGCTGTTGGTTTTTGCAAGCCTAAGCAAGGGGGATTCAGCCAAATTGAACGGGTGCAAGCAATTGCAAGCAGGTTAGGGCATCGCTTTGAAATCATCGGTGAAGAGACAAAGCAAGCCGACTACGAACGACTGATGGTTGAGTATGAGACAGGGCAAACTAACCTGCTATGTGTTCAAGCTTTGTCTACAGGCTGGGATATGCCCTGTACTCAGTCGGCGTTGCTATTCAGAGCAATCAAAAGCCGCGATCGCTATGTGCAGGCGGTTGGCAGAGTATCGCGCCCTTGCTCTGCATCTGGTAAGCAATCAGGCCATGTGTTTGATTTTGCGGGTAATGTGCAGCTTGGCGATAGTGGGCTGCATCCCAAAATTGAAGATTTAAGTGAATCAATCGATCACTCGATCTTGTCACCTGTTGCCAAGCTAGAAGGTGATGCACCTCAGAAGCGCTGTGCTAGCTGCAAGAAAAGCATTCTAGCCTGCATGATTGTCTGCCCTCACTGCCAAGCTGAGCAGCCGCGATCGAGCGTTTTCTTGGTTGATCCAGCTACAGGCAAGTTGCTAACTCTGGGCAGCGAACTCAGCGCCAAGCAGTCGAGAGAAGGAGCGATCGCTTACTTTCGCCAATGGCGCAAAATTGCGTATTTGAATGAATGGAATCCCTATGCAGCGGCTGCTAAATGCAATAAGTTAGGAATTGATACACCACTGAACGATCCTGATTTTTGGCTAGGTTCCATATTTGAAAGTCCACATTCTGAAGAACTGCGATCGCTTTATCGATCGCGCCTGCATCGCCTGACAAAACCACCTTATATTTTGGATTGGGATGAAGGCAAAATTGAAAGAGAAATAGCGAGAGAATTTGGAGAATCTGCCCAATGAAATCCATTCCTTGGAGCGATCGCGCCTCTCTCCCGAAAGAACCTGGCATCTATTATGTCTACGCAGGTCGCAACCCATTTACCCGCAAGCTGCTTTACATCGGCATCAGCAAAAATTTGCATGAACGATGGGGCAATAATTTTGGCTACGGCAGTCACCATCGAGAAAAACAGCTCGATGCTTTAGGCGCAACTCATATTGAGTATCGAATCATAAAGAATGAGCGAAAACTTAAGCACGAAGAAGCGATCGCCATAGCTAAGCATCGACCACCCCTCAATAAGCGCAAGGAAAAGCCCAATCGGCGGCTGTTGTGGCAAGATCAAATCTCTAGCGAAATACAGCGCTGGCTGTGTATTGCGATCGGCATTACGGTGACCTGGCGATACTTACTGCCAATGGTATTAAATTGGTTGGTGAATGGTTGAGCATCGATCGCGGCTCTCCAGTCCTGCGCTAACCACCCACAAAACGCCATGACGCAACACACCAAATACACAATCCGATCGATCTCTGATCTGCTGGACATTCCACCCGATCGCCTTGACGACTGCCTAAGAGAATTGACCGCAGGCGTCAAGCTTGTTCACCTGGCAGACACGGTGGCGAAAACAGAGGGCATAAAAAATGCTCTTGAAGGCACTAGAAAACTATGGGATGCAGACGGCATTGTGTGGTGTGACGATCAAGACAAGACCATTCATGTCGAGATGACAGGGCAAAGTTCCTTTACTAACCACTAGTACAAACCAAACAAACAGGAATTTTCAATGAGTATTCAAGTCAACATCGACGCAGAGCAGATCAATCAAATGGTTTCTGATGCCATTCTTAACAGCGTAATTGGCGACAAATTAAAGACCGAGATTGAGCAGCAGATTGGCAAACTGTCTGCCACTTATGACAACCCGATCAAGAAGGTTGTCGAGGAAGAAATCTTGCGGCAAATTCAGATAATTGTGCAAAGAGATTTTCATGCAACCCTAGAGCAGATGGTTAAAGATCGGATTACAAGCGATTTGGTAGAAATCATGGTTGATGCTGTTTGGAATAGCGCCAATGACAAGCTGAGACGACGCTAGATCGATCGCTAGTACAAACCACGCCAAAACCGCAGTACGCAAGCTTTTCAGCCCAGTGCTGCGGTTTTTCTGTTGGCTGCGCGTCTATTCTGACTGCTGTCGGTAAAACGCGATCGCCTGTCGAAGCGTTTCGGACTGGTTATCTTGAGACTCTAGCCACTTCCAGTCCTCGTCAGGCATTGACCATGCTTTGCTCTTTTTGAGCATGGCCCCACCTTCACCGTTGATAGGGCTGAAACCTTCGGGGCGACCGCGTTTTACTTTGGGGAGTCATCTACCTCCTCAAAGCATTGACGCTCTTCGGCAGGCACAAAAACGCGATCTCCGTCAGGGTCAAGAAGAATCATTCTTCCTGAATCACCTTCCTCCTCAATTTGAAATACTGTGCCAATCTGATATTGAGCCTCTTTGTAGTGCCCGTTTTTCATTCTGAAAACCTGATAGGAGTGTTCTCCTGTAGCAGGCTTTACGCCAAGATTGGCAATATTTTTCACTTCACCTAGCATTAGCTTTGCCCTACCTTTTCTTGATAACGATTTTCTTGCTGCTGAGTAAATTTGCAGCTTCCTGGGCAGACATCGCGCCCTCAGCTACTTGGTATGCTTTGCTCAAGAGGTTGGCTTCGGATGGGTTTGAATCCATTGGGAGATATTTTGCAATCTCTCCAATTGCTCCATCCACATCAAATTCAGGCTCACGCAATCCGTGTTTTGCTTCGTACTCTTCTAGCCAGTCAATCTCATCTAAAGGATCTGAGAATTTAGGCATTCCGGGATACCATTTTTTACTAAATGTTTTGGGCTGCATTTTGACCGCCTTTTGATTTACTGGTACACCATTAATATACTCGATTCTACTTTAATGGTCAACCATTAATTTTAGAGTTTATCGATCGCTTCCCCACCCAGCGACCCCAAGCCTGATCGCGCAACTCGATGTTGGGGCGTTCTGCGGCAGAATGTCGGCAGCTAGAATCTATTCATCGCACTTGATCGAGCCATGAGCGAAAACACACAAAGCTGGGATGACTGCCTGCCGATCGCTGAGATACTGGAGCAAATTTCTCTGTTCGATGGAAAGATGCTAAACCAGACGATCAGCAACCTGCAAGAAGCCAGCCGGGATCATGACAATGCCAGAGTAAGTGCAATATTTTCAACGATGCCGACTCGATCGTTTGGCGAACGCCACATATCCAAGATCAAAATCAGTAGCGACAACTGGGAGCAGGCAGAGGTCGCTTATTTGACATCCTCCCCGGCGTGAACGCACGGGGATTCCCAATCTAGAAGTCCAGGCATAGCTGCTCTCCTAATTGATGGGTTGACGCTTCACTGAAACCTGCTGCCAATGGCAGTCTGACAGTCTCTCCACGTCCGTTTTGAGTCTCGGAATGTCCTCCCGCGACTTTGATGTTTATGGCAGCGTTGATGTCTCGGTCATGACTTACACCGCAATACAGGCACTCCCACAATCGGACAGACAAATTGAGTTTGCCGCCACGATGCCCACAGTTTGAGCAGGCTTGCGATGTCGGCTCCCAACGGTTGATGATGCTGACTTCACGGCCATACATCCCACCTTTGGCGACCAACATCTCTCGAAAGGTTCTCCACCCTAGATCGCTAATCGCTCTTGCGAGTTTGCGGTTCTTGACCATCCCTGACACATTTAGGTCTTCTAAACTGATTGCTTGGTTCTCGCGAATCAGTCGAGTTGAGAGTTTGTGCAGGAAATCGGTGCGGGCATCAGCAATGAAGGCGTGAAGCTTCGCTACGGCTAACTTTGCTTGCTCTCTACGTTTTGATCCTTTCACCTTGCGGCTGAGGCTCTGTTGTAATCGTTTGAGCTTTTTGAGTGCAGCTTTGAGCGGCTTGGGGGCATCAATCTTCTCACCCGTGCTCAGGGCGGCAAAGGTCTGGATGCCCAAGTCTATGCCGACCGCGTTAGGGCAAGTTGACAGTGTAGCAACCTCGACTTCGCAGACAAAGCTGACAAAGTAGCGTCCGGCTGCATCCTTGATTACAGTTGCGGAGGATGGAGTAGATGGCAAAGGTCTACTCCATACCGTTCTGACCTTGCCAATCTTGGCAAAGTAGACCTTCTCAGCCTTGATGCTGAATCCACCCGTGGTGAATCTGGCAGTCTGTCTAGAATGCCGTTTCTTAAACCTGGGTGGCTTTACTTTCTGCCCCTTGCGGCTGCCTTTGATCGAGTTCCAGAAGTTGCGAAAGGCAGCGTCTAGATCTCGAATCGACTGTTGCAATGGGATGTTAGAAACCTCGCTTAACCAGCAGCGCAAAGGATTGGCTTTCGCTTGTGTGATGAACTGCTTCATCAACTCGCTAGCACCAGGGTATTTGATTCCCTCCTTCCACGTCTGCTGGCAAAAAGCTAAAGCGTCGTTCCAAACTACACGAGTGCAGCCAAACAGCTTAGAGAGCAGTTTAACCTGCTCGGAATTGGGATAAAGACGATAGCGGTAGCGAAGTTTCATGCTACTATTGTATATCATAACGATATACCTTGCCATGAGTAAAAGTGTGTTTTTCCGGTTGAATGATGAAGAGTTTGCATTGCTAGAGGCTTATTGCGAGGCAGTCTGCAGAACGAAGTCTGACGTACTGAGAGAGTTGATCCGTAGGTTGCGACTCCCTAAAAAGCCGTCGTAAACGACGGGGCTTGCATCCCAAATATTTGGTCATCGGAAAGACAATCGGTAAAACTGCCTCAAGCCTCAACTTAAGAGTCCGTTTTAATAAAATCTTTCACTGCCTCAGAGAAATAGCCCAAAAGCTGGCTATCTTGAACAATCTCGTAATCCTCATCAGGATCGAACTCTTCAAAGTCGCTTATGTTATAGGGACGTGGTACGGCTGAGGCGATCGCGCTAGGCTAGCCATTCTTCTAGCAGTGCTTCGCCTTATTTGAGAAACACTCTTCCCATCCACCGCCCATAGGAATTGCATTGCCTGCTGTCAATGTCAGACCATAGCTTGCTGCGATTTGGCTAGACAGGGGAATCTGATCCGGTGTTACGCGCAAAGTAACGCCGCCCTCAGTTATCCCTGCTTCTATATCCGCTTCTGCCAGCGCTGCGATTAGTTGATTGGCTTGGTTGTAGCTGTCAGTTCTAATGGAAATCATGCTGACTCCAATCCTTCACGTACAAATTCAATCGCTCTAGTACGTCTTTAAGGTACGCGATCGACCTTTTCTGAGTGGCGTTAGGCGGGACTCTTTCGTGTCTCCATCGGGCAATAGCACCTGCCGCAACCTGTGCATCTTGGATCGGGGCGTTGGCTTCAATTAGCCGCCGATACAGCCGATAGAAATCATCGCGGGTGGCAATCGTGCCGGGGTGGAGCGCGATCGCACGTGCGGCAGTTTCAGAGTAGGTTAGCGCCATTCGATCGCATCTCCTCTAGTTCATCTAGCCACTGCTGCCGACGCTGGCGAATCACCTCAGTTTTGTCACTGAGCAATTGAAGCGCGATCGACATTGCATTCGCCTTCACTTCCTCACTACTTGCCTGTCTAACATTGATTGGCAGATCGCAGGTATATCCCAAGCTGGGATAGCCGTCAGTGTTGATCTGAGCAAACAGCTTGGAACTATTCGGCAGCTTAACCAAACCTACCTGAACAGCAGCAGTAATCTCATCTACCGTGATGTATGGCAGGTTAATCCTCCACCAAACCAAACCGAAGCTTTGCGCCCCTGTGTGCCACCAATCGCGATCGCGCAGGCAGGGAAAAAGGTTCTCGTAAAACTGTTGCTCTTGTGGTGTCATCAGCGCCTCCTGAGTCACGCTCCAAACTTTGCAACCGCAGATTCAGCAAACCGTCCTGCGATGGAAGTACACTGAACCCTGTTGACGGTCAAGCCGTGATCGTTTTCTAAGCAGGTTGCGATCGCCTCTGCTACCTCAAAGGAATCGACTTCAGGAGTCAATTCAATAATCCCGCTTTGATGCACTTGGCTAGTAATCAAGAATTTAACGAAAGAATGATTCTTCAAAGCGTTAAACTCCGCAATCACCTCTGTTCCTGGAGGTCTTGCAAAATTAAATACAATCGACGGGTTGTTGTTAGTTACGGATAGTCGGACGTGGAATTTAGGCTTAATACCGTCCAAATTGATAGGCACTGTGTTTCTCCTGGAGTTAGCTATATTTTCCGCGGGACAAATTTCCCCTCAAAAGTCTTCGGGGTATTCCTCGTAGTGAGAGCGAACCTCACCGAAGTAGCGATCTTCTTGAAAGAACGCTTCATTCTCTCTGCGTAATCCAGCAACGTCTACTTCTGTGTAAACGTCCAGAACGTAACCACTGCGAGAATCTAACTCAGGATGAACTTTTTTAAGGTGGCAGACACCAGAAGACTTCCAGCGCTGGCATCCCCAAGACTTCGTGTGGTCATCAGAAAAGAATGGGCAGTCAATTTCTTTGCAAAGGTTCATCGATCGCGCCTCCTAACCTAGTGGGAACTCGTCTGCGTTCACTTCGTCCAAAATCTGCTCTAGCCGATAGCTGGAAATGATCCACGCTCTCACGAATATACTGTGCGGCTGCAAAGAATTGCATTCCTTCCTGTTCGCAAAAGAAGCCTCGCTATCGAGCATGAAGCAGCCGCCATCGGGTGAAACTTCGGCATAGATGGTGAAGTAGGATCTAGAGTCGATCGCTTGCTGTAGCGCTTCTTTAAGGGTCATTTCGATCGCTCTCCTTCTCTGGTTCTACAAATTCAATCCCGTTCAAGCGACCCATGATCCTAATCAGGTTGGTACTGAAGCGATCGTAGAATCCGCGACAGACCGTATCCTCGCTCTTGTGGCAAATGAAATGCTGATCATTTGCTCGGCACTCAGCAAGGATCTGCTTTTTGCGGCGATCGCTCACTATTTTGTTGGCAGAGAACAGGCATTGACTGCACTGCCAGACACATACTTTAAGGGTCATTTCGATCAATTTTCCTAACGTAAGGGGAATTCGTCTTGCCAAAATGCTTCTTGCTGAGCAATCCCGTTTGTCACGAGGCCGCTTAAGCCTGCTCGCGTAGCCTCTTCCACTGAGGCGTATTCGGTTTTGGAGTTATGCCACCAATCGATAAACTTAATCGCAATTTCATCAGAAACTAGATTTGGGTCATATCCATGCAGTTCTGCAATTTTCTTGGCGGCATTGATTTGAGATTGGGTGTACCTTGTCATACTGCTGCTAGTCCTCCATTAGGGGCGATCGCGATTGGCTAACTAGAGACCCCTTGCATCCATCAAAGCTTCAACGCATTCATAAAGCTCTTTCACGGATTCATCGTTTTCTAACGCTTCTAGCAAAGCTTGTAGTTGTTCGTCGTTCAAGCTGGCTACAAATTTTTCTACAGACATGGCTTTGTGAGTGTGTGGTGAGTAGTGTGCAGTGCCCCTGTGGAGGGGCGTTTTGCGAGGAGCGATCGCTCCTATCGCCTAACGATACCGAGTGCCAGTGCCTTGTGTGGATGTGGGGCCACCTCGATTTGGGGGCGTGTACGTTGTCTGTCCCTTCTGTCTGCTGCCCTGCAACTCTGGTAGCGTCGTCTGGACGCATTCATGAGGCTTTAGCGGGCATCGATCGATCGGCTGGACATTGGCAAGCGCGGCTTGAGCAGGAATAGACAGCGAAAGAGCGATCGCGGAAACGGCGGCAAATCGTCGTAGCATGATGATTGCTCCTATCTAACGGTGGTGAGTGAAAGGCGATCGCCAAACTTTCGACGGGGAGGCGATCGCTTTTGGTATGCAGAAGCTTTTATGTCGTCTTCCCTGCACTGGACGGCTTGGGCGCGATCGCTATCCTTTGTGTGCCTTCAAGAGGCGCGTATCGATTCTTCGTTCCTTCAAGATTTCGATTGCGTTAACGATGGCGGTGTATTTCTCAGCAGGAACTAAGGTCAACATTTCGCACATTTGCTCAATAGTCCATAGTCCGTTATCAACCATTGCGACAAACGATCGCGCTATGGTTTCGGGAGACTCTGAAAGCTTGCAGACGTTTTCAATTTGGTAGTACCGCCGCTTTTCGTCTCGCAGTCGAACGCGATCAGGATCCAACCAGTCGCAAAAACTGCTAACCGCTTCGATCGCGTATCCATCTAGTGCTGTGAATTGCATAAATACTCCTGTGATGTGCGTTCTCTAAGCGCGATCGCCCTCTGCCCACTGCCGCAGAATCTCTGCGCTGCCCTCGCGAATCTCTTCCATTTCTGCAAAACCGCATCACTCCCGGTTGAATCTTTTGCGGTCGTTGTAAATATCCAGCTTTATCCATCGCTCAGCATCATCTATAGACTCAAAAATGTGTGGGCAACTGCCATTTTTTGAGCCAGTCCATGATGCAATACGCCAAAAACAAAAGTAGCGCTTTTTGACAATAAAAACACCGTAAAACGGTTCTTGTATGCGGTATTTGTCAATAAAATTGATCATCATAGATGCTCGTGCGCTAGTCTGCCATTTCTTGCAAAATTCGTTCTTTAGCAGATGAGTAAGCCTCATCCATGTCGTCACACGCTTCTACGGCAATCCATCCAAACTCCGGGGTTAGCTTCTCAATCCACCAATAAAAACCGTCCACGAAAAAGCCAGAGGTGATCCTGAGCAGGATTTCAGTTTTGCTTCTTGCGGCTGCGTCATGGGCTAGTCGTTCGCTACAGAAGTAAGAAGCACCTTTCCTAGTGATGTATGTGGCGATCATTAGATTCTCCAGTAGTGAGTGAGTTAAATGAGGGGTTGGCAGTGTGCGGTGTACATTCAAGCCTCCCCCCTTAATCGCCATCTAGACTGTCGGGCGCAATCCCAAGGCAATAGCTATAACTGCCATTGCACATAGTTTTACTGCCGCACTAAAAGCAGGATCTTTAACAATTCCAGAACACACCAAAAATTTACTTTCAGCGTCTTTGCCTTCTAACTTTTCTAAGAGTTTTTTTTAATGGGGCTTGAAAGTTTTCAACGCAATGATCGTAGGCTTTCTCAAACTCTTCAATCTGTGCTAGCTGCTTGGCGTATGTGGCAATCATTTTACTTGGCTCCTTTGCTTGGGTGAGTTAAAGGCGGAGCGATCCAGGTTGGTTGCCGCTGGTTCCGCAGAGCAGCCGGGTTGTCTCTGTCGGTTCCGCCTTGTAAAACAGTATGGCTCAACCGTATGCCTTTTGTACAGACGAAAAACAGACAGAATTCTTATGTAATAGCAGATATTGATAATTTATTCTCATGTATTTTGTACAGATAAAATACTGATAACTGCTGTATTATAGACAAATACAGATGTTTTTCATGTTTAATTAGGGCGACGAGATGACCGAAACAATTTTGGGAAGACCACGACGATCGCGACCTACAGATCGCGTTAATTACAAACTAGATAGTGACCTGCGCGCACTATTGACCCGCATTTCTGAACGACAAGGGCGCAACGAAGGATCTCAGGTAGAGCAGCTAATTTTGTTTTATGAAGCGTACCATCAGTTGAATGCAGAAGGCGTGACGCCGACATTGAGCGCAATTAATGTGCGAATTGCTGAGATTCAAGATTCGCTTATCAAAGACACAGGAGCCAGCGAATGACAGTTGGTGTTTATCGAATTACTTGCGTTGCGACAGGCGATTCGTATGTCGGATCAAGTGTTTGCATTGAAGCAAGATTTTCTGAGCATATTTACTGTTTAAGCCGAAATCGACATTCAAATAAAAAGTTCCAAAAGGTTTGCGATGAGAACGGGGTATTTAGTTTTTCTCTTGAAATTTTGAGAGAAACAAAAAACGCTCGCCTTTCCGATCTTTTAGGCTGGGAGCTTTTCTACATTAATGAATTGCAGCCGAATCTAAACTCGCCACACGGTACAACGGCTTTGAAAGGCAAACTGCACTGGCAGAAAAGGGTCGAGCAGTATCGCTCGAACAATAAAGCGAGTTGACGATCGCACACCGCAAAGATTTGAACCATTCACGAGGACAAACCAAATGCACGACCATGACGATCGCGAAGTAGATCTAGTGCTGGCTATTTACAACGGAGTAACCCTGCTAGCTCTGGCTTTTCTGATCTGGGTTGGATATAGCTTCAGCAAAGGACAGTTCCCATTTCCCAAGTCAGAGCTAGGCGGATCTGCCGGAGCCATTGCAATAACCGTTGCAGGGCAAATCATCTTCTATCGAATCAAGCTAGAAATTGACCTTAAAAGGATGGATGCAGAGGAAGAGGCACGTCATGCAGCGTTCATGGCACGTATGAAAGCACTTGAGGATGCACGAGATTCTGCTGAACTTCGCCGTGCTATGTCTGAGAACGATGGCTTCACTACTCTTGAGGCGATTATTGCTGCTCGTACCGATCTCAATTCTCAGGAGGCAATGCAACCATGACAACCCCAAACCCAGGCATAGTAGACCTTTCAAGCTTCGGCCAGCGATTCAAGCAGCAACTTGATGCCGAAATCGCTCACAGAAATCTCAAGGTGACTCAGGTGAAGATTTTCGAGGCAGTGTAGATTGTTCTCGCCAAGGCCAACGAAAAAGGCATTCCCGACCAAGCGAAGATCGACGCAGCGGCAAAAGCGTGGTGCGATCGATTTGCGCAAGAGCAGAAGGAGGGCGATCAATCATAGCCAGTTCTCACCCTCAATCGACAGCCAACCCAACTACTTTTACCCAAGAAAATGACAATTTTGTGGATGCTAAGCTGCTCAGGAATCGCGCTTAAGGTGGATAGCAAGGGCTGGGAAGCCTACTCTATCCACTCGATGATTACTATCAGTGGAGTCTCGTTTGAAAAAGCGATCAGTGAGTTTCGATCGAGTGTCTTGACTTCACTGAAACCAGGATTTAAGGCCTACAACTGCGAAACAATTTGTACAGGCGTTGACATGGAGACGGGAGCCAATCTACCACCTATAGAGGAGGTTTCGCTTTTTCCTGAGCCTCCTGAACCACTCTATATCTGGCAGTATGCGGTCACTGCAACTCGGCAGGGCGCTCCTAGCCATCCGCTATTGATTCGAGGGTTCACCGTAATGGGCAGCGAGGAGGATCTGAAGCAAGCAGTAGAGCAAATGCTTCGCGATCGCTACTCCGTTGACTCCTACGGTCACTGGTATGCGAACGCCTCAAAGATGGAAATCAAGGTCTTGCCAGGATTTACAGGTCATGAGGTTGAATGGTGGCCTTTTGCAAGGATAACTGGCAACTCCGGTGCAGAGGAGGGCGATCGCCGATGCTTAACGTCAAGCAGCTCAAGGAAATCCTCGATCGATACCCGGATGAACTTTTGATCGTCGTTCCTGGGCATGAAGAGGGCGCAGATCCAGTGCAGGAGGTTAAAGCTGTAGCTGTCATTCCACAGCCAAGCAATCCTTGGTGGGAAGGCAAGTTTCAGATTGCGGATGAAGATGAGCAAGATAATTCTAATTGTCGTCAAGCGTTACTACTGGAGTGAGGACGATCGCGATGCTTGAACAATTCCTCAAAACCCAAAACGCCCGCCTATCCTGTGATAACCGCTGGCTAGTTTGGGAGTATGACCAATGGACTGTGTACGAGCAGCCGCGCGGCAGACGGGTGCAGCAGGTGACGAGTACAGAAGATATGGAAGCAGCGATCGCTGCGCTGAAGAATGACACCGATGCTTGATCTGTGGGCGTGAGGTTTTGCCGCCGTTTTGAGTTTTACAAAGGAGCAAATATGACCGAACTATGGACAGGTGGAGCGCATTACCCTAGGACGGCTCTTTACTATGGGATTGCAGGACACTCAGAGGGTGGGATTGACAATCAAGGATCGTTTCAAATTGTATTGCATGACAATCCTAAATATTATTTTGATTCAGACATCGAGCAGTTTAGGTTGAGGTTTTCACCTGGTTTGTTTTCCGCAAAAGCCTTAGCAGTGGCAAATCGCGTATCAGGTTTAGGCGATTTTGAGTCGCACCCTTCGATCGAAATGGTGGAAGCTAGATTGATGGAGATTGCTGCGCTGAGGAGTGACACCGATGCTTGATCTACCAGTTCGCTATTTGAATTTCTGCCAAGCAATTACGCCTTACATTGTGGCCACGGTCACGATCGCTGGGCTAGTAGCAGCACTGTTTATCTGTTTCGCTGTCATTGCCGAATTGTGGGATACAGCGCTGAGAGGATGGGTTAAACGCATTACCAGCACCGCTCACAATTATCAGGTTTGGGGTGATCTGAAGGTGCTGATTCGCCAGCGAAAGGAAGCGAATAAAGAGAGCAGCACCGATGCTTGACATTCGACCGCTCGATCGCGTCGGCTACAGAAGGCTTTTACGCATTTTGTTGGCGGCAAGCAGCAACCGCGTCTACCAATTCTTGAACTGTGTCACAGCCATAGGCTTCCATCATTTTCTGCGTTTGCAGCGGCGTGATATGCGGCTCGTTAATGCCGCGCTCCCATTCGCTCACAGCCTTTCCGGTGACGCCCATTGCATCCGCTACTTGCCGCTGCGTTATTCCCCTAATTCTGCGCAGTTCACCCAACGTAAATCGATCGCCTTGTTTTACCATAGTGAGGGGTTACACCCACTGGTCTAAACCGAACGTCTAAACCTGTGAGTGCAATTGTCCAGTTACGACAAAACCGACGCGGCTGCCCTTGCAAAGCTTGGCTGCGTCGGTTTCCCGTTATTTTCTCACAGTCGATCGCACCCACCCATGAGGTGACTCAGCCCACCCTTGTGTAAAAGTTTCATGAAGCGCGATCGTATACAATTGCTCAAAGCCCTTCTGCGCATGAGAAAGCAATTGTGAAGCAGATGCTACCTAATCCAAAAGATAGAGAGACTTTTTTAGATAAAGGGGTGTCTTCCCCGTAAAAACACGAGTAGGCTAGGGAAAGAAATTAGCAAAACTTGATTGCTTGAGGCCAGGTTGATCAGAGATCGATCGCAGTCTCGACAATTATGGAACTGTCGAAATCCTCAGCGAGGCATGACGGCGGATCACTGGCTAAGCCCCACAGCCCAGCAAGAACCGTACTCCCGTTAGCAACGATCGTGATCATGACTGACTCCCATACCAACTCCGAGTTTCTGAATTGGCTCCAGCAAGATCAAGACTATAGGCGTCTAGAATTTTGCTCTTTAGATGATGAATATTTAGTTAACTGTCCTGACGTAAAATCAGCCGATCGGCTATGGCGATCGCTAGATTGGAAAAGCCACCCCCCAGCACTTCAGCAAAAGCGCGTAGTAATTCGGGTCAATAACCGTCTGTACGCCGCGACTAACAATGTCCTTCAATTAAATCAGCCGTACATTACTGAGGACAAAATGCAAACTCAAACAGATTTTTTAAGTTCGTGGGCTAGGGCAAATCCACTCTTGTTTAAAAGGTTGGAAGGGTGCGCGATCGTCTATAGCGCAGATCGTGACAAAGGCTTTCCGTGCTTGGCTGCAAAATACGAATTCGCTGAAAAGCAATTCAACCGACGGATCAACGAACTAATCGGACAGCCGCTTAGTGTCTGGGCAGAAGCGATCGCCATGCCGCGTCGTCAGGCAATTGAGCAGTTCTTGGAGACAGGAGAGGAGCAGCAGGTTTCCTACGAAAATCGCTGGCAGGATATGAACTGGCTGCTTCACAATCGCGTCTTTAGTTTGGCAGAAGGCGAAGTTATTGTAACGGTCAAAGAAGGCGATTGCTGGCAGACCGGATACTGGCAGAACTACGCTAAGAGCCTGAAAACCCAAGCGGGCTAGTCGATCGGATTGAGGGTACGGCAGTCCTGCCCTTGATCCGCATCCACTGGTAGCAGGTTTAGATGCTCTAACTCTTCTTGGGTGTATTCAGTGCCCGTAAATTCCGTGAGGGCGGCTGCGATCGCTGGAATGTTTTCAGAATTTGGGGGATATCGCCCGATCGCGACCAGCCGAATTTCCTCAGCAGATACATCCTCCAAATCGACCCCATTGAGAAATCGGCGCATATGACTCGGGTTGTTGACCGACATCCTTTTAGCCTCAAAAGCTGCCTGAATCAGCCTGACAACGGCGTTGCTGCACATAGCATTCCCTAACAATTGTTTCTCAAATTTCTGCAACTTGGATTGCAGGATACTTGCCAAACTGCACATTTCTGCAAGCTGGTCATAGACCGATCGATCAGACTTTGGGGCAGGCTTTACGCCTGACTCCTCCCCTGCGATCGCTTTGTTCATCTCTTCGAGCAGGGCATCTACGGTTGTGCCCTTAGCCTGCGCGATCGCTCTCCAGTAAGGAATTCTCACCTTATGCGGGTCAGTCTTGGCGATCCCATCTTTGCCCAGCCAATCTTGCACAGTTGAAGTCGCTGCACCGATCTGGAGTCCAAGCTCTTCCTGTGTTCGATCGCCCTGCAACTCTGCAATCAGGGCGGAAAACCAGCGCTTCCTTTCAATCTCGGTATCTGTCAGTTCATTGACCATATGTCAGTACGCTGTCACTTTCTGACCCAAGTGTACCGGAGTTCCGGTTTTATGCACAACTACGGTTGTACTAGCTATAAAACCGCTCCTCCGGTTTTAGTTGACGGAGTTCCGGTTTTACGCCAAGATAGAACCAGCGCACCGGACATGCTAACCGCTGCTCCGGCGTCTCCTCCTTCGGCAATACAAAAGCTTCTGACCCCACTTTCGGGGTCTTTTTAACCGCTCAAATGCTCAATTGAACCTATGGCAGTAGCAACACAGGCTCTCAAGCAACAGGTTTTTCAATTATTCGATCGCGGCGTTGTCATCGACAGCATCCCTGATCGCGTCCCTGTCTCTAGGGCAACTGTCGTCCGGTTTCGTCGTGAATGGCGACAACTCAAGCAAGCTTCTCAACAATCTGCCGCATAGACAAACAAAAGCCCCGATCGGGCAGTGGTAACGCGATCGGGGCTTTTGTTGAGTACAAACCACACCCGTATTATAACGATGACTGATACAAACGCACCAGTTGCAACGATTGATTTAACCGCGCTGCTCGATCAACTGGCAGCAGTCAAACCCAATCTGTGCATCCGCACAGATTCGATGCTGGAAGGCAATCAAAGCTTTTGGCTAGACAACGAGCTTTGCGGCTACGAGCTTGAGAACGCAGCCAAACCCGATCGCGCCGACTTGATTGAGGTGTGCATCATTTTCAAGCGCATGTTTCGCTTGCATCAACTGCCGCTGACGATCGAGCATCCCATCCAGTGGGACATAGTAAGCGTCCGCAGTGGCAAATTCCAAGCGCTGTACAGCGAAGAGGCGATCGCGCTTCTGTTCGTGCTAATTGCCTGTCTAGAGGCGATGGAGGGGCGATCGGCATTCTCGAGCGCAGTCTTGAACTGCTCGATCGCTCTTACGAACACGCCCGCCTGCTCTACTTGCTGCCCTGCGATGTGTTCCAGAGCAAAGCGCGGGGTGACTACTTTAAGCGGCTGGATTGCCACATCCACCATCGCTATCTGATTCAAGGTCGCGTGGCCTATCTGAAGAACGGCGTAGCTGTCTCAGGGCGTCAGATTAGCGATTGTGTTTACGACATTCGCCCCGGCAAGCCAGGAGCGTCTGAAACTTTTCTCTAGGCCAAAGAAAAAGCGGGCATTCAGCCCGCCCCATGACCCAAACAAACTTGCAAATAACATGCCGCAGATTAGCACACTCGTACGAACGATTACACCTGCTTCACCCATCGAAGCCCGATCGATCGAGATTCCTGAATCCCTCCTAGAACAACTACAGCACGAATGCGGCGAAACACCTCATCGAGTCGAAAGAGCAATTCAAGAGGTCGCTAAATTTCTCGGCTACTCAAGGGGCTACGACTGGTGGAACGACACGATCGCCTATTTGGACGCTAGCTATCCCGGCTGGCGTGGCTACCGCGTTCCCCTAGCTGACGGGAGGGTTGTTTGATGAAACCCCGCAATCCTGCTCAAGCCCTGAATGGGTGGATTACTGCCGCCAAGATCGATCGCACCTACAGCACTATTCACAAGTTCGCGGTCGCTCAGCCATATCAAAGCTGCGCACTATGCCGTTACTGTGGCCTGCCTGATTTCAAGTCTGCCGCAGCAAAGATCGTCACCGAGACTGATCACGGGCATCAGTGGAATACTCGGTTCTTGTGTCGATCGTGCTTTGACCTGGTAAATGACGGTTGCGGTGGCAAGTTAAAAATTGTTCTTCCTGACTTAGCGGCAAAGTCTGCACGGCTCACGATCGAACGACCGCCACTGCAACCTATCAGCGAGGACGACGAAAAGGATCAGACGCTGCAGATCGTTAAGCGGTTTGGTACAGGCACTACCGCCACTCTGACTTCGCGCTGCCGGAAAGAAGGCATCTTACCGCCTGCATCACTGACACAGTTTTTGACTGTACTGGCGCAAGAGGGGCAGATCTACCGCGATCGCGCCAAAAAGAGTCATCACTACATCTACAGCAGCAAGCCTATAAAGGCACACAGCTTAACAAAAAGACGGTTCACCAACAAAGACCGCGTAATGCAGATGGTCGAAGAATCTGGCGGTGGATTGCTTGCCAGTGACATCAAAGAACTTGACCCCGATCTGCCTCAGAGAAGCTTTTCGTGTACCTTGTCAGGCTTAGTGCAGGAAGGGCGATTGCTCACGACTGGACACTTCCACGCCCGCCGCTATTACACCCAGGAGCAATGGGCTGATTTGGTAGTTCGTTTGCAAAAGGCTCTAGACGAGTTGATTGCAGCCGATCAGCCATTCACCCTCTCTGAGCTAGTTCTTCGCGCCAACGCGCCAAATGAAGCGCTCGAACTTCGACCGAAGCTGAAAAAACGAGCGCAGAAGGCGATCGAGCAACTGTGCGATCGAGAACTGGAGCGAGCTGAAAGGAGCAATGCAGCGTGACGATTAGCCAGCCGCCTAATTTACTGCAAGGAGATTCTATGCAAGCTGAATTTGTTGAAGAAGCGCAACGCCTAATCTGCGAGGCGATCGCTCAACTCGCAGCAGAACCAAACCCCGATCACCGTCAGCAGATATCAGCAAAACTACAGCCCGCGGTCAAATCTCTCTGTGGAAATCTGCTGGATGAGAACAGCGATTTACAAGCCAGAAACAACGATCTCCAGTCCAGAAACAGGAGTTTAAGCGTTCAGTTGGGGCGGCATCATGCAGCGATCGTCACAGCTCAGCGTGTGAGTGATATCTACAACAACACTTTTGCTCTAGGAGGTAAATAGATGTCGATCGACCTTCACCCCATTCACGAACTACGAATTCAAATCGTTGCAGTTGAACGATCGGCAGCAAACTCAGCAATTACGCCTGACTGCCAGTCCTACATCGCTCTGCTGAAGCAATCTCGACAAGCGATCGATGCTCTGCTGCTGGCACGTCAGGAAGTGCTAGGGCGAGTACACGCTTGGGAGCGAGCAGGCGTTGCGGGTGCTGTTTCACCGCCTGAAACTCTTGAGGAGGTACAGAAATGCTCTTGAAATTGGCTCTCGCATTTTTCGTCAGTTCCGCTTGGCTGTTTCTAGTGGCAACCAAGCTACAGGAGATCTACCGCAATAAACAATCTGCTGCCCACTAACAGCAGACAGGCGATCGCTTCAGGAAAGAGGGGCGATCGCCGCCCACCAATCACCATCTAAAGCAAACGATGAAACCGTGCTTTGAAACACCACAAATCAGCTTGTACCAGGGCGATTGCTTGGCAGTAATGCGATCGCTGCCTGATAGCAGTGTCGATCTAATCCTCACAGATCCACCTTTTTTTCAGGTGAAAAAAGATGAATGGTGGGATTGTCAGTGGGAGAAGCCCGCAGCTTTCCTGTCTTGGCTAGATAAAGTCGCTGAGCAGTGGCAAAGACTGCTAAGGCCGAATGGCTCGCTCTACTGTTTTGCCTCTCCGAGAATGGCAGCAAGAGTTGAGGTGATGTTGGGCGATCGATTTAATGTGCTGAATAGCATCCGCTGGTACAAGTCCAACGGGAATAGAAATTGGTGTGCAGACAAAGAGCAGGTTCGATCGTTTCTGCCTAACACGGAATCTATTATTTTTTGCGAACACTATGGATCTGATGAAGGCGCAAAAGATGAAAGCGGTTACTGGTCTAAATGCGACGAAGCAGCGCAAGCGGTTTGGGGTAACTACATTAAACAAATTAGAGCGGAGCATAAGCTGTCATCGAAGCAGTTAACCGAGGTTGTAGGGGCATACGGCACTGTAAATCATGGGGGTGCTTGCTCTAACTGGGAGAAGGGTAAGAACTGTCCAACACCAGAACACTACGCAAAACTCCAGCTAGCATTCCCCGGCTACTTTGAACGCAGCTACGAATCGCTACGCCAAGAATACGAATCGCTACGCCAAGAATACGAATCGCTACGCCGCCCCTTCTCTGTCACTGCTGACGTGCCATACACCGATGTTTGGACATTTCCGACCGTTGGCGCATATCCAGGTAAGCACCCCTGCGAAAAGCCGCTAGAACTGCTGCAACACATCATTAGCGCGTCCACTCGATCGAACGCTGTCGTACTCGATTGCTTTGCCGGATCAGGCTCAACACTGATCGCTGCGAAAAGCTTAGGCAGGCAGGCGATCGGCATTGAAATTGATCCGCACTGGATTAGTCGATGCTGCCAGCGGCTAGGACATTTTAAGTATTTGCCTTCTGAGCAAGAGCGCGAAGAATGGCTAGAAAAACACGCGCCTGGAGTCAGCAAACCCAAGCTGCTCAAGGTTGCGGACGGCTGCCAGCAACTCACTATTTTTAACCTACAGGAGGCAACAGCGTAATGCAAGAAACCAAATCACCACCTGAAACTATGACCCCACCAATCTGTAAAAACTGCAAATACAACGCCGATCGCGGCTGTGCTGTTAATGCTCCCTACTGGGAAGCGTCGAAAAGATTAGAAATTGACAGCCAAGAGCGGCTAAACCTGTTTTCTTCTGTGCTGATACCCTGCGCAGAATTCGAGGCAGACGAAGCACTGAAACCAACAACGATCGAACTAACGCTGCCGCTGCGAACCTTCCAACTGGCACTAGCAAAGGGATTAACCCACCGAGAGAACCGCGAAGCGCTTGAGGAGTTGCTAACAGCGATCGCAAAGGCTGCGGGAATCGATCGAGAGCAGGTGGATCAGGGGCGATCGACTCTAACGGTTGACACTGCAACGCTTCGGAGCATGACGGAATACCTGAGAAATGCAGGTTGCGGCATCTATGACGGACGCACCAATGGATACCCCTATCGCCTCCAGTAGACAGCTTTTTAGACGGCACTGTTATGCAAATTTCTATCAGCAACTACACAAACTGCGATCGCTGTCCCTGTTCACGCGGCGATCGCTTTCCTACCACCCAAGATCTCGGCAGTCGTCATGAATTTCCAACTCTGGCTGCACCTCAATGAAAGGCACTCCTTCTCTTGGTACAGGCACTTTAAGGATGATCTCAACTTGACCGTCTACGCGAGCATATTGCTGTTTCGCCCAAGCTATAAGCTCCTCGAAAGAAGAAAACTCCTGCTCATATTTGTTCTTTTGATCGGACGTTTTACTCATGACGAATTTCACAAGAATCGCTCCTATTCAAATTTCTGCAAACGCCAACTACAGCGAATCGCGTCCTGCTCTGGTGGTCGATCGCGTTCCTAGTTTTGAATATTTTCTTGTCCATCGCGAGGACGCAGGAAATCATCATCCATCGGAATAAAGGTGAACGCAATCCACCCCAAGCACAGCCGCTTTGTGTACCCGCTAGACCAATAAATTCCGCCCCATCTTCCGATTGAGATAAGAAACGACATGGTGAGCTTTATTCAAAATTCTACAAATACTGATCGATCGATCGGTATTACTCAGTCTCCTAACAGGTCGTCGCGAGAGCATTCAAGGATTTGCTGCAATGCGTCTAAATCTTTGCCGTCGAGCAGTGGCATCGTATCAGCGTTGCGCCAGCGAGTAATAGTTTGGCGATGCCTTGGCTTGCCTGTAATTTCTTGCAATCGATCGGCTAGCTGCTGGTTTGTTATCCGCTTTTCAGCCATTAGCGCTCGAAGTCGCCACCCTGTCGGAGTGAATTTTCTAAAAGAAGTTGCGCACGGAAGAGAAGCAGCAGTCAAGCCAGACGGTTTGAACCTTACCTCATATTCCTTGTTAAAAGGCGGTTGGAAATGAGCAATCAGCAAAGACTCAATTTCGGGCAACAGCAGCAAATCAGAAACCTCAAGCCAAGCAATCTTTACGCTTTCGATTTCTGCCAACTTTTTAAGCCTGTGATGAGAACCCCATCTAGCTCTAAAGTTCTTTGCCCTGCCGATGTATTGAATCGAGCCATCAGCAGCGATTGCGAAATAGATTCCAGCCGATTCAGGCAGATTTCGACGATCGGACAGCGGGATAGACGGCAAGGTCAATGGGTCGATGGTTGTGAGAGTCATGCTTGCCGTCCTTCTGTGTCACCACTTTCCCAAACCAACTCGATCAAGCTATCAAGCGTCCGCAATCCGAAATATTTGCACAGCGTTGTAACTGTGTGGTTGTCAATGCGATCGAAATGGCTGCGGTACAACTTCCCTACGGTTGTAGGACTCAAGCCCGTCTCAGCGGCAAGAGTCTTCTGGTCAAGGTTTCGCGCCTTCATCAGTTCAGGTAGTTTGCATCTCATCTTCATAGCCCCTATCGTACCATCTCAAGATAGCACGATAACGCGATACTGTCTAGCTGTTGACAGGATACTAGTATCGCGTCATAATAGAGGGGTAACAAAGCAAAAGCTCACCCGCCAGTTTTCCACGACGCAGCAGGTGAGCACCCCAAACAGAGGTAACTACACTATGGCACGTCAACCGCTGGAGCATGAGGTAAACGCCTCGTACAACACTTCTCACAGCGCCATTCATCTACAGAACCAAGTCGATCGCGCCTATCAGCAGGGCAAAGACGATCGCACATCAGGACGCACCAAGCGCTCGATCGGCGTGTCCTATCAGTGGGCTTACAACGCTGGATGGAAAGACGCTGGCAAGCCTGTAGCAGCGCAGGGGGTGGCGTAGATGTCACTCACCTACAAGGGCTACACGATCGAAATTCACACCACACAGAACATAGATGCAGATGGGGGGTTCGCCCCCTACCCGCTCTACGTTGCCCATACCGATCGCTTTGAAAGCGAGGAGTGCAAAACAGAGGGCGAAGCAACTCAGCAGGTGAAGGAGGCGATCGATGCTGCAACATCTTGATCTGTTCTCAGGTATTGGCGGTTTTTCCCTTGCCGCTCAAATGGTCGGAGGAATTGAGACACGGCAATTCGTGGAAATCGATCCCTACTGCCAAAAGGTTCTAGCTAAGAATTTCCCTGGAATCCCCATCCATGACGACATCAGAACCTACTCAGCTAAGCCTGGAGATTTCGATCTCATCACCGGAGGTTTTCCCTGTCAGGACATTTCATGCGCCAACCCCAACGGGCGAGGACTGGAAGGTGAACGGTCTGGACTCTTCTTTGAACTCATGCGAATCGTTCGCGAGTGCAGACCCCGTTACCTCGTACTGGAAAACGTCGCAGAGATGCTTCGGAAACAGCGAGGTCGCATTATGGGAACCGTTCTCTGGGAGCTTTCCCAAGGCGGGTACGATGCGGAATGGCAGACTATTTCAGCGGCGTCAGTGGGTGCGCCTCATTTACGCGAAAGAGTCTTCATCGTTGCTACCAACTGTCACCGCATCAGACGGAACAATGGGGGCAATTCTGAACGAGAATACACAAATTTATTGGCTCAAGAGTGGAAAGCCTCGCAAGATCAGCAACAACGGAGTAGATGGCAGTGTGTCGCTAGCCAGATTTGTGAAGCTAATGCCAACGCTAACCAGCCAGAGAAATCCTTTTGGCGGCAGCAGCAACACGAAGAAGGCGAAAGCAATGGGGCTAATGCCGACACTGGACGCCAACGATGGGATCAGGGGTTGTGCGTCAAAGGAGCGCTGGAACTCCAACAAACAGAAACACATCATCGACTATCTTCGCCACGAAGCGGGCGATCAAACCCTTGGGCAACTGAATCCAGCGTTTTGCGAGTGGCTCATGGGATACCCGATCGGACACACCGCATTAAAGGACTCGGCAACTCAGTAGTCCCACAAGTAGCAGCGATCGCACTCCAGCGAGTTTTGCAACTCCACTCCCAGGAGGTGGCATAGATGACACGCTACCTCTCCTCTCTAAACGCTCTCAGTTGCCGCAATCCGATCGCCTTCCGTGTGGAGTTCTGGCCGAATCCAGACGATCGCACGGCACAGGTTGCAGACATCCTCATGCACAAAGATTCGCCGCTAGAGACAATCCTCGAAGTTTGGCGACAGATTCCCGGCGCGATCGTTCGCAGGGTCGATCGAGTTGGCACACCGTTCTAGATTTGCGGGCGGTGTTCTGCCGCCCTCTGCACACCTTCACCACATACCACCATGAAAGTAATCAGCCTAGATCAGCACCGAAAGCTGCGCGATCGCATCCCACGCCAGCACCGCCCAGCGATCGCGCCTCTGCCACACCATCAGCGGGGCGATCGAGTGACAGCCCCAACTGGCGACGACGCAGCCTAAGTTCAAAATTCACTTCTCAGGAGAAACATAATGACCGCAATTACTGTTAGCCACGACACCGACAAAGCCGCAGCAATTGAAAAGGTATTGCTTGAAAATGACCTGTCTAGACTGTCGGAACCGGAACGCATCAGCTACTACATGCAGGTGTGCGAATCGGTCGGATTGAACCCACTAACACAGCCATTTAGCTACTTGAAACTAAATGGAAAGCTAACCCTGTACGCACTTAAAGGCGCGACTGACCAGCTACGCAAAATCAATCACATTTCTATCACCAAGCCTGAGATTCAGTTTGAGGATGGTCTTGTCGTTGTCACCGTAACTGCTCGCGATCGTCATGGTCGAGAAGACAGCGATATCGGCGCTGTAGCGCTTGGAAGCCTGCAAGGTGAAGCGAGAGCCAATGCCATCCTTAAAGCTATTTCTAAAGGCTAAGCGGCGCGTCACTCTGTCAATGTGCGGGCTAGGAATGCTCGACGAGACAGAGGTCGAAACAATCCCAAACGCGCAAATGGGTGCAGCAGCTTTTGAAGCTGGCAAGCCTGCCGTAATCAGCGAGAAGCAGGGCAAGCGCTTGTGGGCGATCGCGAAGAAATCAGGGTTCACAGCAGAGGGTGTGCGTAGACTGCCTATCGGGTTTTGGGCTTTGAGTCGTTCTACGACATCACGGTCGATCGCTACGACGAAATCTGCGAAATCGCTGACGATTCTTCGCAGCCCGAAATCTACAACGCCCCAACGACAGCAGAACTCATTGACGTATCTAGCGACCCATCAGAGTCGCCGTTCTAAATCCAAACCAAAAGGCGATCGCTTGACTTTCCACGGACAGCGATCGCCCCGACCACGCCTACACAGAAGCAAACAATGGTCATGCAAACTTTACACAGAACTGTACCAAATTCGGTTGGTACAATCGATCGCTCTAATGCCCAGAAAACCGAATACTGCACCTGCGGTCGCCCGATCGCCCGCCTGCCGCTGTCGAAAGGACTGGAGGCGATCGTGCATCAAGAGGACGCGCTCAAGCTGCAGGGCGGAAATACTACGCAGATGTGAACCGGACGCGCCCAGACAAATCACAGCTTGTCTACGCCCGCCGCAGAGTCGATCGCCACACAGCGCCCAGACTGCACGAAGAGATCGCTCAACTGCACGGCGTTAGCACACGCGGCAAGCAGATCGATCATGGCAATGGCGACACGCTGGATAACCGATGGATCTGCAATCTCAGAGTTGTGACCCATGCGGAGAACGTGCAGAACCATCCGCCGCGCAGAGGGAAGCGATCGCGCACAAGGGCATCTCGAAAGAGGGCGAATTTTACGTCGCCAAGTTTCGAGCCAACGGTGAGACGAAGCGGCTGGGGTCGTTCAAGACGCTGGAAGAAGCGATCGTCCGATACAACTGGGAAGTTTTGCAGAAGACGGGCCCAATCGGTCGGCTGAACTCGATCGAGCAAGTACAGGAGGTCGCCTAGTCATGACAACTCCTGAAAATCGATCGGTTGAAAGCTACAAGCACAAATTCGCCAAGCAAACGCTAACGCAGTGGCTTCGAGAACTCGGAGAAGCTGCCTACAAAGACAATGACACCTACGCCCGCATCGGTGATATCTCTTGGCGCACAAATCGAGGAGAACCTACGTGGGGGATCTTTGAGGAGTATCCGGTTTCTAAATCTGTTGAATGGGGTGGCTATGTTCACGCTTGGGATGAAACGCACTGGGGTACAGTTCCAACTTTTGAGCAGCTAGTCAAAGCAGGCGATCGACCGGACATCATTTTTGACGTTGCCATTCAGCACAAGGGCAGCATTATTTACGCCTTTGAGGTTGTCCACAAACACCCCGTTACTGAATACAAAGCAGGAGTTCTTAACCGTCTCGACGTTGAAACATACACGATCAACGCCGAATGGATTTTGCAACAAGTGCAGCGACCGACAGAGCTTCGACTAACCGGTGAATACGGAAGATGTGCTTACAGCAAAGCAGTACGGAGGGCGGCGTAATGAATCCGATCGACACATTTCTGCAAGCCGTCTACAGCCGCTTACAGCCTGAACAGATCTACGAAGGTCTATTCCAGCATGACTGGCACAAATCGAAAGGACGCTGGCGCGGTAAGTGCCCTTGGCACGATTCTAAGAGCGGCACATCGTTCTATATGAATCCCGATTCGCTGATGTGGCGCTGCCCTCAGTGTGAAGTAGGCGGCACACCGATCCAATACCTACACCAGGTCATGGGCGGCAACGGTTCGCCACGCGGCAAAGCTTTATTGAAGCTGCCAAATTCTTAGGCGAAACCGCTGGGGTTGAATTCCCAGAGCGGGAAATGACGCCAGAACAAAAGATGCAGATGCAGAAGGTTGATAACCGGCGCAACCTGCTGGAAACTGTCGCCACCTACTGCCACAATCTGCTGCTGAGCGAGAGCAAAAAAGCGATCGCCTATCTGACGGATGAGCGCGGCTTTACAGCGCTAGACATCGAAGATCTAGGCTTGGGCATTTTCCCATCTGCCGATCGCGCTGCTGCTCATCTGCTGCAAGTGTTCTCGATCGAAGATCTAGAGGAAAACGGCATCCTCTATCGAATCGTGATGAGCATGGCACACCAAAGGGTGGCTACTATGCCCCGCTTGAAGGCTATATCACGATCCCTTGGGCAGACGAAAACGGCAGACCGCTCACAATCTACGGTCGCTACCACACCAAAACGCCGCCCCAAGGCAAGCCCAAAACAACTGCTCTGCGCAACCCTGGAACCGGCGACGAGGTGTGGCTGCGCTCTAAGCGATCGCCCCTCTACCTCGATCGGGCGCTGGCAGACAATCATCGCGATCTGGTAGTCGTCGAAGGCGTATTCGATGCCGCTCTACTGCAAGCCAGAGGCGATAGCCGCGTTGTGGCATGGGTGGCAGCTAACCCGTCTCAAGACCAGATCGAAACCTTAGTCAAGCGTCGGGTGCAGTCAGTCACATTCTGCCTTGACCCGGATGGAGCCGGTGACAAAGGCACTAGAGATGGAATCAAGCACTTGGCAGCGGCAGGCATCAAAACCTACTGCGCCCCGGTGCTGCCGACAAACTCGACCCCGATGAATTTGTGATCGCAAACGGCATGGACGCTTGGCGATCGCACATCGACGGGCGGGTGCATGGTCTGCGGTTTGAAGCACAAAAGCTAGTCGAGGAGCAGGGCTTGCCGCTCACCGATGCCAAGTTGCAAGCCGTCATGGATGCGGCTAGCGAGTTTTCCCAATCGATCGGTGAACACAATCAGCCAGAGTTGGACGTATTTTTCTGGCCGACGCTGCAAGAGCAGACCGGCGTTAAAATCTCGAAGCCAATTTTGACAGAGGTTCTAACGCCGGTTGCTGCTGCCAAGACGACGAAGCAGGCGATCGAGTCCACGGTATCGCAGGACAATGGCTACGCCGAATTGCGGCTAGCGATTACCGACGCTCTATTGCACAGTGACCCGCTTGAAAAAGAGCTAACGCTGATCCGTGTCTCTTCTAAATTTTCTGTGCCTATGGCGCTTGTTCGGCGCATTGTGACCGAAATCAGCAAGCGGCACAACACCGCTAAAACGTCATACAGCCTTCAAGACCTCATAAATCTTGAGTCATCAGGTACGCGCTGGCTCATTCCTCGATTTACACCTAAGGTCGGGCTGACGATGCTTGCTGGATTTGCCAAAGACGGTAAATCGACGCTGATGTATGAAAAAGTCGCTTCACTGCTGACTGGCAAGCCGTTCTTAGGGCAGACACCAACAACCAAGGCGCGTGTGTTGCTGGTTCAGCTTGAGGAAAACGAAGAGCAAATCCGAGACAACCTTGATTGCGTAAATGTTCTCTATGACCCAGAGGTGCTTTTAGCAGGTAGCTTGCGGGTTGAGCGACAGTGGTCGATCGATGACCTCGACACGCTAGAGCAGTGGATTGTTGAACATCGCGCCGACATTGTGATGATCGACTCCTTACGAATGGCGAGCAAATCGACGGGGTGCGATGAAAATTCACAGGCGTTTGCTGCCCCTGTCTACGACCTTCAATCCAGACTCTCAATGTTGAAAGTGTCGGGTTACTTGATCCATCACTTCAACAAAAACAAAGAAGCAGGAAACCTGGAAAAGATTGCAGGGAATAGCGCCTTAATTGGCGCTTGCGACAATATACACACGTTGTTGCGTGTCACTCAAGACCCAACCGATCGCGCCAGACAAATCAAGATGGCCGGACGCAGTTGCAACGGCTGCTTTTCGATCGAACTGATAGACGACGATTTCCCCGCTTCCATTGGGTCTGCCATAGCGAGTCGGGTGTTTCTGCCGAAGAGAAGCATTTGAAAGCCAAAATCCTCGAAGCGATTCGAGTCAATCAACCGCACCACCCCAACGGCATGAGCGCCCGATGGTTGAAAGAAGCAGTTGGGCTAAACGATAACGATCGATCGCTCTCACGACCTCTAAAAGCGTTGGTGCAGGAAGGGCTTGTATCTACAAACCGTTGGGAAAAAGATAAGCGCGTTTGCTTGTACTTAATTCCAACACAAGATGATCACACACCCCCCCCTATGCCAAAAACCCTAAAGTGTGATCAATCTCTAGAACCCATACAGGGAGAGGATTTAAGTTCATCACACGGTGTCGAAAAAGTAGATCACACACTTGATTGTGTGTCGAACTTTTTCGACGGTTGTGATCAATCTCAAAACGACTCAAACCCTGTCGTGGTCAAGGTTGTGGAAGATTCATCACATTTTCGACACGCGCAGAGGGGGGGGGTCTGTGTTGAATCTCCAGTAGTGGTTAAAGGTGGATTCGCTAACTACCGCAAAGACGCTTCACCAATGGGTAAGCGAGTCGGTGTAGAAAGCACAGCTCAGACAGAACACGATGGCATCACCTATAAAACAGGCGATCGCGTTCAATGGCGAGGACAACAACGGCAGATTGAACGCATCGAGTTGGGTGACACAACGCGGCTTCACTTGGGACTAAACCAGTGGGCAGACATTACCGAAGTAGAGCCGATCGCAGTTGAGTTTGACGACGACTCGATCGCAGATGCCGCCAAGCTTCTCAAGGAAGCAGCCGAAACCAACGATCCGGCATTCGTGCAAGACCTGCTCAGCTGGGAGATGTTCACAAGCTTGACCCCAGACAGTAAGCAGCGCATTTGGGGACGACTGACGGAAGCAGAGCGGCACAAAATCAGCGAATTGAAATGCAACCCTTGGGAGCCGTTGAAAATGCTCACTAATCAACCCTCACTATTTGCCAACCTCACCGCGATCGATCCTGGGATCGTTCTGTCCTCTACTGCCACCGACGAGCAAATCAAACGGTTCATCCTCACTTGGCAGGAGCAGACCTCATTCGCCCTTGACCTAGAAACCTACGGCAAAGGCGAGAACGACCCGCTAGACCCCTTGGCTGGGTCATATCCGCACCGTTCAGATAGGTCTGAAGTCTGGCAGTGTCCTAGTGGCTGACTTGGGTGGATGGGACGACGATCGCAGCGCCAACCACGATCGCCTCACCAGACTGGGATTCTTTGACACGCTCAAGACCACAGTGGAATCGCCCGCCATCTGGACGGTGATGCACAACGGTCTATTTGAGCTGTGCTGGTTAGGGCACAAGTACGGCATCAAGGCTTGGCGCTGCGCCGATACGATGCTGCTCAGTCAGCTTTTGTGGGCTGGCATCGAAGCCTACAGGCACTCGCTAAAAGCAGTAGGTGAACGGCTTGGCATCTCGATCGACAAAGAGCAGCAGCGATCGGACTGGGGATGGCCGCTCAGCAATGAGCAAATCAACTACGCCGCAAATGATGTGCGCGTGCTGTTCCCATTTGGCGCAAGCTAGCGGCAGAAGTTGACTTAGCAGGCATGAACCTCAGCGCCAGCATCGAGTTTAATGCCCTGCCTGCATTCGCTGAAATGACGATCGGTGGCTTCCCAGTCGATCGCCAGATTCTCGATGCCATCACCGCAGAGTACGAACAGCAGCAGCCGCATTACTGGAGCCGTTCGCCGCCTGCTTTTCCTGACCTATCGGTGGACGACCACGCCAAACTACCAGCCGCGATCAAGCAAAAGCTGGGGATTGAAGTCAGCAAATCTGACAAATCAGCGCTGAACCCTTACCGCGATCGCCCTGAGATTTCATCGCTGTTGGCGGGTCGATCGATCGGCGCATACCTCGACTACCTCCACAACATGAAGCGGGCCTATCGAGATGGCGCGGTGCGCGGTGGCTATCGACAGCAGGCAAAGCAGGGGCGCGGACGCAGCACAAGCGGCGGCGGCAATGGTATCCCGTCTTGTAACCTGCAAAATCCGCCAAACCCGACAAAGGCTTGCCCTGAACTGGCAGCGCTGAACTTGCCCAAAGTGCGATCGGCGTTCCGCCCGCCTGTCGGCTACAAGCTGCTAGTCGTTGACCTCAGCGCAGCTCATGCCCGCATCGCTGCCCAGACTACAGGCGATGAACTGTTTATCGCCAGCTACATCGACAACGTAGACGTTCACGCGATCGTCGCCTCGCGGCTGTCCACGCTGCCAACTGTGGCAAGAAATTGGACACGAGAGCAGATCAGCAAGATTCGCAAGCAGGAAGACGAAAACGGTCGCAAAACACCGGACGCGGTTCTTGCTACCTCGCTTAGAAACGTCTCAAAGAACGTCTTTTACGGCTGGCTAAATGGTGCAGGCGCATCCAAAACCAGCGAGACGATCCGGGTTGGTGGCTTCGAGAACTCGATCGAGTTTGCCGAAAGCATTGTTGCCTTGCTGGGTGAATCTTTCCCTGGTATTCGTGCCTATCACGATCGCGTCAAGCGGCATCTGAAAACCAATCAAGTCCGTCACTCCGGCGTATCACTTTCCTACACCTGGGCAACGGGCGTTAGTGGTCGGCGCGTGTGGCTTCCTGTCTGGGAGAACCCCAAAACAGGACGCGACGGCAAACCCTATATTGCCAAGTCTGCCAAGCCCACCGATGCAGTGATGGCCGCTTGGATGATGGTCGAAGCCGATGCGGTGAAGGCAGCGATGCACGTTATCCGCACCGAAGCCGCCAAGCATCCTGAATGGGATTTGCAGCTCGTCAATATTTGCCACGACGAGCTTGATTGCACTTGCAAAGCAGAACACGCCGACGCTGCTGCTCATGCAGTTTGGCTTGCCATGCAGGGGTGCTTAGCGATGTTTGTCCAAGTGATTCCAGTTGTTGAAGACCCGTTTAAGGCCAGCTCTATCGTCTGCGATGACTGGTCTGAGAAATAAATCGATGGGGTTGAGTAGCAGCTCAACCCCAAATTGACCACCATACCCAACGCAAGAGGCTATATGGCGATCGCAAATCAGTTTATCAACCTCTCGACCGAATTTCTAAACAAGACACGACAGAGGAAGCGCCCGTAATGGAATTTACATCGCCACTGTTTGAGGGCGCAGCAATTTATACGGAGCCAACAGCTACACCAAGCGGATGTGAGTTTTCAGAGGAGTGTGATTGCCAGTCACACATTACGACGCAGACGGGCTAGGCTACTGCGATTTTCACTGGGAGGACTGGGACTGATGGGCAGAACGCGCAGCAAACCATTTTTTAGGAGACAGCAATGACACACCCAGAATTTGACCACAACACTGAACCCGCGACTATGCCCACCCATTTAGCCTTTGCGCAAGTGGCAAGCATCCATCAGCTTTCACTCGAAGAAGCTCGATCGCACTGCTTGATGCTGATGGCTTTGATAGGCGCTGAACGCGAACGGAATCATCAAGCGATTCAAACCATCACAACGCAGGCGATCGACCTCAAAAATGCTCTGCAAGCGTTGAGCGATCGCGCGGAGACGATCGCCAATTTAGAGCAGCAGATCGGGTGCTTAGAGACGCAAGTTGAAGAGTTGCAAAGAGGAGGCGATCGATCGTGAGTTTCACAGAATCAGATCTCTATCAATTAGTTTGTTGGCTCTCGAAATTTGTAGTCAATGGCAGCAAGTCCCGCCTTCACTATCTCGCCAGAATGCAAAACAACTCAAGTATCTAGCAGCGCAAGAGACGAGTGACGGGGATCAAAGGGCGATCAATTTTGCTTTGACACACGAAAGAGATGGGTGAGATCGACAATGGCTACACTCCTGAAGATTGGCACGCATCAATTTTCGCCAATGCTTGAGTTGATGCACTCGGATCTGGACAACGCGCTTACTACTTTCGATCTGCCGCCTGATAGTGCGATCGAGGTCGAGAATTTCGCAGAGTTTGTTGAATCGAGATTCTAAGGGAAGGAGGGCGATCGAGTATGAGAAACTATTTTGATTGTGGCGTTTTGGCTGGGCTATTACGGGTTGGGTGATCGAGTTCCACCGCTTAACTCTTGGGCGCATCTTGGATGTTCGTTGTGACTCTATCTTGCCTGTATCAAGACGGTGGAATATTTTGAGGCGCGGATTGAGCAGATGAGGCGAACCAAACGTGAGGGCGATCGCGATGACTAGACCCACCCGCAACCTGGGACATCTGGCAGCAATGGGAAGGCAGACTTTACAGAATTTTATCCGTCGATAGCGATCGGGTGCAGTATGCGCCTGCTAACGCTCCCACTATTTCGCTGTTTACTGGAAGCGATCGACTTGATTGGTTTCTAGGTACGTCCCAATTGACAGCAGCGTGAATCGATTTGAGTTTGTAGAGGGCGATCGAGTTTAGCTGGACTGACTTCCGTAGATTGAAACTTACACACTAGGAGATTGAAAGATGGATTCCAAGCTGCTCAAAAATGATTGATTGGCGCCTTCAGTTTGACTGATGGAGCTTGCCTTGCAAATTGCCCGCACACCTGACGATCAAATTTCGGCTCTAATGCCGCAAATTGCAGAGCTGCGCGAAATCGCTGAATCAATCGAGCTTAAACGAGAAAACTCAACGCAGCGTGTTGACACAATCTTGCCGTCTCTCACCATGATTCGATCGACGACCTCATGACAAACTCATGCTTCTTATCGAATCCCCAGAGACGCCAGAATCTAGGGTTTGAAAATGCCCGTCGAATTATTCCGATCGTTACTTCTCGTGTCATTTGTTTTGTGTAGCCCTGCATCTAGAGGGCTGCAAGGCGGGCTTCTTGGCTGCGAGTGATGCTGGCTAAGTCGTAGTCATCCATTGCCTTAAGCTTGCCGATCTGCAAGCGCATGTTCAGCAATTTCTGGTGTGTCTGGAGGCTCTGCACGGAAGCAGCACCGCTACGATTGTCGCGTCTTCCTGGAAAGATCTGAGCGTGTTCTAGTCAGTTTGTTCTACAACAGCAGCTTCGACTTTTTCGATCCGAATTTGCGGTGTCTGGGTGCAGACCGAGAACAGTTTTGCTGTACAAGCCTTCGCCGCGCGATCGATCCTGGACATAGGCAGAACATTGATGAAGCAAACGCTCTTTTGCTCTGGCTTGCCGTGCCCAATTCCATCAGTTTTTGCAGTTCACACGCGTGCCGCACTCATCACACAAAGCTCAGTCGCTTCGTGAATAAATCACTCTCAGCGTGCGCCCAACACTTCGAGCAGGCGCAGAGTAGCGTTATAAGGTTTTGATGAACGCAGCATGGCGTACTCGAGTAACAGCCCCGGTAACTGTCCGCTAGGACTATCACTTCCGGTTTTAGCTAGCGTTTATCTAGTATAGCGCTGTGCCCATCTTCGTTGGTCGCCATCTCGTACATGTTCACCACTCGATCGCCACAGAGAATCGGATCTCGTACCAGTCTGGAATCCCTGTTCGTGTCCAGCAGACGAGCTGCGAACGTCGGTGACGCTGGCGACGGAATGTGTCCAAGACCTCTGCTGATAGCTCATGCTGTAGAGGCGCAAGTCGAGGAGGTTTTACCCGGTGTGGATGCCGTAAAAGTGATGGATAGCATGCATACAAGTCTGAGTAGACGCATTTCAGCCTCTCAAATAGCTCGACGTGATAGCAGTGCAATAATAGCCTAGACATCTCCTGATGGTTCTGACTAGCAGCACACAGAAACCGGTGTTGTGTCGAGTTCCAGCGTGTTTTGCGTGTCCTCACCCAGCCAAATCGTGCACACCGCCTCGAGGGATGTCGTATACTGTGCGCGAATTTGCGGTTGCGCGCATAGTCGCGAGATCGGATCTGTCGATGCTCAATCTCCTACCCGGACGCTGCTACTGCCTGCCATGAGTTCGCCTGTATCAGTGGTCAAATCTAGTCCCATGTTAAGCGCCAATAATGTGACCTTCATGCTGACGGCATCATCGAATCACTTTTTGACAGCATCCCTGATTGTGGTCAGTGCGAATCACGTCCGGGATGTCAGATAGAATCTACCCACCTATCCAGCTATGACTCAGTTCGAGATCGCTGCCGAGCTAACCGGGTCGCTCGTCTACAGTCGGCATCTCGTGTCGCATACTATCCAAAAAATAAGCGATCGGCTGGCTCCGCTTGCGATAATTGCTTCAAGGTGCCGCGAAGCTGGTTTGCGGTTGCCGTCTTGCTCTTCGACACTGATCGAACGACTGCGATCGTGATTTTCTCCATCCGTCTAGCTTCTCATGTCTACTCGAAAATTAAAAGCCGTTCTGGTTAAACTGGTTTTTCGCGTAAACGCTGAAACCCTTATATAATAAGGTGTTGCGATCGATGACAGGTCAAAAAGTGTATGCCCAAAAAGCTATCTATCGCCCCCAAAGAAGAACGATCGAAGCGCAGCTACACCTTGCCGAATCAGGTGAAAAAGCGCGATCGAAATATCTGTCAATGCTGCGGTTTTGTCTATGACCACGTTGAGGCGCATCACATCCACTGGATAGAACAGGGTGGAGCAGATGACCTATCGAATCTGGTATCGCTGTGCAGGCAGTGTCACAAAAACGTGCCAATGGATGCCGACAAATTTCTTCAGTACCAAAGACAGGGTGGCATTATCTGGCAGAGGATGCTGCTAAATGCGATCGAGGTTTCTGGCGATGCCGACCAAGCGGCAAAGCTCATCAGCGGCATGAGAGCCGACCTTTTTGGAATCTATGCTGGGGTGAATGATGAGAATGGAGAGCCGCCCGCATGGTATGACCCGATCGAAGCCGAAATCTTCGCTCTGAGCTGCGATCGATCCACTTCCCAGCCTTCCACCCCACCTCAGGACAGGCGCAAGGGTAAGCGATCGAAGTCTGTTGCTGAGGGGCAGCTTTCCTTGTTTTAGGGCGATCGCTTTACCTCTAGCGCAGTTCCTTTGATTCGTTTCTCAAAATCTAACACTCGGCTTTTTCTTCTCTCTTCCCAGATTTCAGAGATAACGTCACCAATCGGTTCAATTGTAAGCATAACGATTTCACCTTTATTCTTTTCCACTAATTCCATGATTAAGCTCTTCAAGTTTTCTTCATTTTTAATCCAATACAAGTTTTTATTGAAAGACAAAAGTCTGACATTAAGAAGCGGAGGATCGTAGTCTTTGGATTTCAGATAATCTAAGGCTGACTCGACTTCTTTGGGTGAAACTTTCTCTCTCAGTTTTTTTATAAGTTGAATTTCTAAAATTTGTTCTGCTGAGTACGTGATTTTTGGGTGTCTTGGGTGTCCTTCTTTTCGAGGAGTAACTAAATCCGTGCGATCGAGGTAGCTCAGTTGGTTTGATGTAAGACCTGTCAAAATCATTGTCTCTTGACGGGTGAATCCGTTGGACATGGTTAAGCCGCTCTCTTGTTTTATCAACCGCTCACGACCATCACCAAAACCGCAGTACAGGCAAGAATCCCCACCGACGCCCAGATGCAGGCGCAGATCTGCCACTGGTGCGCCAAGGACTCTGCTTCTGATGCTCGATCGCGCTCGTGGCAGTACCAGCGGGCAAGTAGCAGGGCATACCGCAATCGTGCTGCTTCACTGGCAGTTACCAAAGCTTCCTGCATCTCCACGAGTTCTACTGAGTCGCCTGCTTCATCGTGCCTCCTACCTCGATCGATCGCGATCGTCCTTAATTGTGATTCGTGCCTTCCGTGGCTTCCCGTCATCGATCAACGTGCCCTCGATGGTGAAGTCTTGCCGATCGGATGAGGGCGATCGCCACGTCCCTGACATCACCTCTTTTACCGTAGCCGGGACTTCAAACCCCCAGTTGAACGCCTTAGGGTCGCGCTCTTTGAAATAGTAAGCAACTTTATCTACAACTATGACGCCTGTCTGTGTGGTAGCGCGTCTTGGCCTTGCAGATCGTACTCGCCGGAGAACAGCTCTTTCAGGTCGTAGGAGCCGTGCGCATCTAAGAAATGACTGGCGCTATAGATTGAAATTCTGTGCGTTAGCTGATTGCCTCCACCACGAGGCGCGATCGATTTCTCGCCCTGAATTGCCCCCAGGTGATCGCAGCAGAGGTGGATGTCTCGCAGCTCTTGCTCTGGCTGGTTGTAGCGGAAAGGGAGAAATGTGTAAGTCGAGATAGCGCGTGGCGTCCGTCGATCGACTTTGCTGATTAGCCCGTACTTTCCCCGCATCGTTCGTAGCACATCGTAGGGACGGTGCTTGATCACATCTTCCCTGTGCCACAGTAGTTGCCGTAGCCAATCCAAGAAGTCGATTGCGATGCGATCGTATTTCATGACAGCACGGCAGCAGCTTAATACAGTTTAACCGTGCAAATGGCAAGGTACACCGTATGCAGTGACGCGATCGAGTGGCTAGAGTTTCAATGCAAAAGGCGACCGGATACCCGTATCGCCTTCGTTGCTCCGCCTACACATGGCAGGTGAGATATTGCGATCGATTGCGCTGTTGCCGCCTGAGAGTATCTCGCTCTGTTGATGCTATCGCCAAGCCTCAGATAATCAGCGCTCAGTCTTCTCTCTCCCACCCAGTAGAACACTCACGCTCTAGCCCTTAGAGAAGCCCATCCTGTCAGGGCGCGGCAAGCCACTGATTGATCGATCGCCCCTACATTTTAGCCGTCGCTTCGTGGGAGTACAAGTGTACAAAGCGAAGAAGTTAGTCTCAGAAACTAGGGCTGTTCCAGTTGAGCATCATCCAAAATTCTTCAGATGGCCTCTTCATATGTTTTAACCAGTAATCAAACAACGACGCTGGATTGTATTTCAGGTAGTGCCAAAAGTTGCGTAATTCAGATGACAATTGAAAGTCTTCGTTATCTTCCATTGGTAACACCGTAAAGATATGTCTTAATTCTAATGCTCTCCCACGACTTTTAAAGTCTTGGCAGGGTTTGCAACTCATTGCGCCAACTCTGCCTGCGCCTTCCCGAAAAAGAACCCCTGAGCAAAGCGTACGCCCAGCGATCGACAGAAATCAACCTGTTGCTGTGTTTCAATCCCCTCTGCTACTGTCTGCAAGTCCAGAGCGTCAGCTAGTGTGACGAAACACCTAAAGATAGCAATCGACTTGCGATCAAACGAGTCTTTTGGCATGAAAACGCGATCGATTTTTAAGAGGTCAATCAACCCATACAGTTCGCTAATTCTCCACAAAGAAGCATTGCCTGTCCAAACATCATCTAGAGCAACTTTTGCTGATTCTGTTAATAATGTAAGTTCTTGCTGTAGAACTAGCAAATCACGACTCGCGATCGAGTGTTCCGTGATCTCAAAACATATTCGGCCTTTAAGGTTTAGCTGTTCTATTGTTTGCTTGACTCGTGCTACAAACCCAGCTTCAAGAAACTGCATAGGTTCGACGTTTACGCTCAAGTACAGCCCGTCTTCAAGCGTTGTCTGCTGTTCTACATGCTTCAGTGAATACCCAGTTAAATAAAGGCGTTTGCCACTTGAAATCAGTTATTTTTGCTTGGGTAATGCTGGGTAGGAAGTCTTTAGGAAGTAGAAAACCTCGATCGGGGCATTTACAGCGTAAAAGCGCTTCATACCCCACTACTGGGGCGCTGTGCTGTTGCAGATCAACAATTGGTTGATAGTACAACAGAAGTTGTTTTTTTTCTAGCGCGTCTAGTATGTTCACAATAATTAGGCTTTGTTGAGCGACAAGTAATTAGCAAGCTATCAATATTATTTAAGCTAAAATAATAGAAACGCCGCTGCGGGTGCTTCCAACACCTCACAACGGCTAACCCATCTAACAACACGACTTGCAAGAGGGCTATGACAACAATAACAGTAAATCCGGGCGATCGATTTGGTCGGCTGACAATCGTTCAGGAAGTTGCCAGACATAGGATTTCTTCTGGTAGAACGTATCGAGTCTTTGAATGTTTTTGTGATTGCGGCAAAAAGCGCAAAGTTCTGCTGCAAGCGCTGCGTACTGGACACACTCAATCGTGCGGGTGTCTTCAGTCTGATGTTACTCGGCAGCGTATAACAAAGCATGGTCATACCCCATGTGGACGTAAAACAAGACTGTACCGAATTTGGACGAACATGATTCAACGTTGCCACAATCCAAAGAATACTTATTACGAGAACTATGGTGGCAGAGGCATTACAGTTTGCGATCGATGGCGTAAAAGCTTTGAAGCTTTCTTGAGATATGGGTGAGCCTTCGACAAATAAACATACTCTCGATCGTAGAAACAACGATTTAGGGTATTCAAAAGAAAATTGTCGATGGGCAACGCGCAAGCAACAACAAAGAAACAGATCTAACAACACAATTGTTGAATATAAAGGTGAGTCTTTGTGCTTGCAGGAGTGGAGCGACAAAGTGTGTTTGCCCGCGTCACTGTTATCCAGTCGGCTAAAGAGAGGATGGAGTGTAGAGCAAGCTTTTACAACACCAAGTATGAACAGAAAGGGAGTATCAGCTAAAGGCAGTAAAGCAGCTAGAGAGGCCGGATAAATTGATTTGTAGCCGCTCACAGGCAAGGCTGGAGCTTGCAGAGAAACGATCGGCTGATAGTGGAGCCGCAATTCGTTCTGCTCGATCGCTCTCAAGAGTTCGCGGGCACTGGGTTGCTGGGTTGCGGGCATGAGGGCGATCGATCTTGGGTAATTAACCTTGGATTAAAGCGGTGTATCGATCGTTAAATTCTATGCAATGTTGATTTAGCTTTTCATAAAACTCTTGCAATAGTGGCTGAAAGTCTTTTGACTCTGGCTCATTTTCGGGTCGATCGCGATGCTGATATGAACTCTGAAGGCAACTGATTCAACTGGAATAAGCCGATTTCCTTGCTCGTCACAAGCAGGGCAGGTTATTTCGACGTAATTACTGGATTTGTGGAAAGTCATTCAGTTGACTCCGATTCTTTCGTTTCCAGAAACCCACTTAAGCCTAAACCAGACGCACCTGCTGCTATTACGCCGATCGCAATGCGTTCTAACATCTGTCTATTTTCAGGGCTTTGGATGGTTTGCTGGCTGAGCAGAAGCCCGATCGCTATGCACCCAAACAGAGCAGAGTTGAGCTTTTGGATCAGCCGAATTTGCTTCACTTGCAGGCGATCGCTTACCTCTAGCTTTGCTACAGCGGCTTCTAATTCTGCGAGGCGTTCAAGGGGTGTATCTGGCATGGCGATCGCCTCCTAGATGATCAGGTAGTGCAAAGCAAGAGCATTCAGCCACAGGTGAATTGATTGATCGACTGCATTTCTTAGATTTGTTAAAATAATAGAAACGCCGCTGCAAAATGCTTCCAACATTCGGCAACGGCTGACCCATTTCACAACACGACTTGCGAGAGGGCTATGACAAGAATAACAGTGATCCGGGCGATCGGTTTGGTCGTTTGACCCGTTGTCAAAGAGATATTGGGCGGAAGAGCGCAACTTGAATGCCTGTGTGACTGCGGAACACAAAAGAAATTTAGCAAGCATAAGGTTACAACAGGACACACAAGATCTTGTGGTTGTTTGAAGAAAGATCTTGCAGCAGTTGCCGCTGCTGAAAGATTCTCCACGCATGGACACACGCGAGGACATAATCTGTCTGGCGCTTTTAGATCGTGGTCTGCAATGATTTCTCGGTGTCATTGTGATTGCAAAGACTCAAATTATGCAAATTACGGGGCAAAAGGAATTACAGTCTGTGATCGATGCGCAACAGTTTCGAGGCGTTTTTGGAGGATATGGGCGAACCTCCAACAAGACAGCATTCGATTGATCGGATTGACAACAATTGTGGCTACTCAAAAGACAACTGTCGATGGGCTACTCCGATAGAGCAAGCGGCAAACAGACGAACGACACGATGGATAACTTTTCAAGGTGAGACGCTTTGTGTAAGAGAGTGGGAAAGAAGGCTGGGCTTTAGACCTACTACTATCAGCAGGCGCTTTAAGTGTGGATGGTCGATAGAAAAAGCATTGACAACTCCTTTGATGAGAGAAAATAGACGAATCAAGAAAGATAGTGCAAAGCAATAGCATTTAGCCACAAATGGATTGATTGGTCGCAGCACAAGAGGACGAAGTTAGGCACGTTGGGGCGATCGCCGTCCCATTGCCAGTTGTAGGCTCTCACCCATAGCGAGGCTACATTGAATCGATCAACCAGAATATGAGTGCTGACGATAAAGGCTAAAGGCATGAGCGATCGCATTTCGGGCGAATCAAAAGCAAGGCTTGTGACCACAAATGACAGACCGTAGAACATGCCATGTACCAGGACGGGTAGCCATGATGGAGAGGTGCGTTTGTTCAGGGCAATCCAATTATTTTGGGTCATCCAGTCTCCGCACAAATGGGCTAGCAGTTGTTCCACCTGTTTACCTTGCCTTCTCTTTGTTTGGTTCGCCGCCGCCATAGAAGCAGCGATTGTGAACCATACCCACTTCGTTGCCGCGTATCATGTACGCTAGCCAATCTTCGCAATACGACCCAGGCGAGACGCAGACACGCGATCGACAGAACAAACAGCGGTTGCCGGGAGACTTCGATCGGATGTCCTTGCCGTGGAGAAAAGTTAGCCATTGCTTACCGCATGATCTCCACATCGTTGCCCTCACATCCTGCCCCAATCGATCGATCGAGCGTCGGCAGAATCACGCTCCCACCTGTTTTGGTTGTCTGACAGGCGGCTACGGACGTTTGCCCGCTGTCTTGCAGGACTACCACGCCGCCTGAGTAGTCGCGCAGTTCAGGCGCTTCTGATTCGGCAGCGATCGTTGTTGTGGTTTCGCTCGCAGCGCTCAGAGTGTAGGTATAGTCTTGAGTTTCGGCAGGAATGCCAATTTCTAGGTCTGTCCATTCCCCAGCAAATGTAGACTTTTCGATTCTGTAGGCTTGCTGAGCGCGATTGACAGCACTCACATACCCCTTCGCTTCTGTCTGTTTGGCTTTTGCAGCCTGTGATAAGTACGCTGGCAAAGCGAGAGAGCTGAGGATACCGATAATGATTATCGTTATCAAAACTTCGATCAAAGTGAAGCCCGCTGTATTCTGACGATCGCTTAGTGCTTTCATTTTCAACCCTTTTGCTGTGTGTTTGCCTGCTTTGCACCCGATCGCCGCTCAATCTTCCACTAACTCCCACCCTGCCAGCTCTAATCGTTCCTGCGTCCCAACCGAGATTCCCGGCGCATCTCGATGGTGAACATGAACGCTTTGCCCGTTGATCCGCGCGATCGTGCCCTTGTCACCCGTTTGTGAGTTTTTTAGGTGATCGCCCTTACGCCAGTTCATATCTTTTTCCACCCCATCGACTGCAAGATCTCCTGCCGTCCTGAAACTACGCCACCCTGATCAAGCGCCAACACAGGCGACGATCCCAGCTCTAGTCGCACTGTCGCGAGTTGGTCGGTATTGGTGTTGCGGACTCGATCGCCGTCCTGCCAGAGCAATGTCATCCTACGCATAGCGAAAAATAGTGCGCTTCTTTTCTGGCCTGATATCGACGTGCAAAAAGCTTGGCTGAGCTAGCCCGATCCCCTTGATGGCTGAGGTACTTTTGACAACTTCCAGCAACCGTTTAAAATCGCCATTGAGCGGGCGCAAGTCCAAAGCGCGACCATATTTGTGCTGCGATCGTGATGCTCCAATGTCTAAGGTGTATGGTCTGTAGGCAGAGTTGATGGCGATCGGACTGCCGAACTTCTGCCGGATCATCGGTATGCTGCCGCAGTTGCCAGCATGTTTTTTACAAGCTGCTCCTCGCTCCCAAAAGTGGCAGACCCGATCGGCATCGGCTAAAGCCGCGCAGCATTTCACCCCAGGTCAGGTAAGCGCCATCAGCGATCCATCGTTTTCGTAGACTTCACCGACTACTGGAAGAATTGCCCGCTTACCCGATCGAGTACCTGCGATTGGATTGGCTTTGGTCGCCAACGCCTGCTGTTGCTCACTGACCTTGTGAGGCGCGTCAAGCTGCTGCAACTAGTGTGATCGACGTGCCGCCAATTAGCTCAGGATCGGACAAAGAGGCGTCACGCTTGAAATTAGCAAAGGCGGTGCGAGTGCGGTTGCCGATCAAGCCGTCTGCATCTGTGGGGCGATCGAGGTAGCCGCCTCTTAGGAGTTGCTGTTGCACCCACAGCAGATCGACATTGCTGAGGCGATCGATCGGGCAAGCGGCGGTTAGGGTTGGGGTTGCGCTCATACTGCCTCAGAATTCTTGATAGCAGCATTCCCGCTAGCTAGACTGAGGCTACTTGAACCTGACGCCACATGCTAAACCCGAATCCTTGGACGGAAGAAGAAGTAATTTTGCTTACTCGTGTTGTGTCCCAATGGAATGAAGATCCTGTCACAGCGTCTAATCAGCCGAAGTTTGCGACAGAAAGAGATATATACAGACAGCTATTGATTAAGTACTTGCGAGTCATCCTTAAGAATGAAAGTATCGATTATTTAAGCTCTCGATACTTTGACAGCGAAGAGTCTTTTACTGATTCAGAGCTTGCTTTAATCCAATTGATCTCATCAAAAGTTGAAGGACACTACAGCTAATTAACGTGGCATTCCGTCAACTGTTGCCTGAGAACTTCCTCTCGCCGTGTTCACCCGAACTCGATCGCCCCTTGCGATCGCTCCATTCGATAAACTTGCTGCCCGAATCACACCGCCGCCTGGAATCTTGATTAGGTAGGCAGCAGCATCGGCATCGTAGCCCACACACTCGCCACTCAGTGGACGACGATCCGGTGCTGTAGTCCTGCTGAGATGGCGTTCGCGCTGCTTCTGTTGTCGTTTTTTTCCGAGGCTACGGGCGCTGTTTTCATCGGGCATCTAAGGTACTCCCAAAGCATTGAGTAATCGAAAATACCGATAGGGCGATCGTCTTTCGATAAAGTCTGCGCCCCCCGGCAACATCACATTCGCAAAGATCATGTCTGTTCTGGCAGACTGAATTTGATCGGTTGGGGTAGCTGTCAAGAGTTGCCCGATCGTCCCTGGTGCATTGAAAGTGTTAAACGGATAAAACAGGTTAGTAAGATAGGTTTCGAGTGTGAAGCCCCAAGCGCTAAAAGCAGGGTGATCCGCGATTAAATCTGTGCGCTGAGTCAGTCGTTTGCGCTGTCGAAATACCGTGTCGGGCTGATTCAGCGCGGTCGTCACATCCGCAACAGGTGCAGTTTCGATCGCCAAGCTTGAACTGCTGCCAAACAGCCCCGGCAAAGTCGGCTGATACCCTGTCCCTTGATAGAGAACCCGTAGCCGCGTTAGCTGATTACTGATAGCAGTGGGATTGATAAATGGATAGAACCCCGCCATGTCTGCCCGCGCCCAACTCTGCGGCTGTACAGCCCGATGAGCGGTCAAGTTGCCGAAGGTCACAACCGAACTTGTGATCAAGTGTTGGCTCCATGTGGCAAGAGCGGCAGGGTACTCGATCGCTTTGGGAAATAGCCCCAAGGTCATTGCATTTCCTGCCTCAAAATCAATGCTGCCGTAGTTGCCAAAACTCCAGGTCTGATTCTGGGTGCGATTGCCTAAAACTTGCGTGTGAGCAGCGATCGATTGCCCGTTGCTAGGCGTTCACAATCCATGTATGCAGACGAACGGGTGTATGAGTAATTGTCTCGTCGCTTCCTAGTCCCTAAGTCTCTGCGGCTGTCGTAACGACTTGCACAATCACGCGCTGCGAGGGCGATCGACAATCGAGAAAAACAGCGGCGTGATGCCATTCGATCGACGGTTGGCGATGCGACTGTCAATGTTCAGTAGCTCGATCGTCCGGTTGTTGATCCGCAGATAGAGAATCGTCTGCGGCATCGTCGTCACAGGCGTTTCAGTGCCACCAAACGACTCTTGCAGCGCTTCTAGCAGATAGGCAACGGTTGAACTCACGCGCTCTTGTGTCCTCCGTTCTTCTCGCACCACTCTGGGCCTGCCGTCCAACACCCGCCCGTACTAATCACGCTTGACCCCAACGCGATCGCCCCGTTGGTAATTGTTGGCACGTACACCATGCCGCCATCCATCGAAGCTCTCGCACCCCGATCGGCATCGTAGCTAACATATCGCAGTGGGGGCGATGTAGCATCGATCTCTTCTTGACGGGCGATCGATGCCGCTAAGCTGCGGTGGCGGACTAGCTGCTGCCGAAAGATGCCAATCTCCTAGCGGTGTACTCTTCGCTCATCAGACACCATTCACGTTGCCTGCGTTCATAATCGCCCAATCGATGCGAAGCGACTGAGTAGCCCCAGCACCCACGGTTTGAGCGGCAAAGTTCTCAAACTGAAAGGCGTTCCTGTGGCGTTTCTGAGTGAGTGAGTGCCAGTCCCCGCCGTGGTGATATCGACGATGCTGTTTAAGGCTGAGGTGGTATGCAAGCTCGATCGTATTCGCATCAATAACCCTAGCGAAATACAGCGTGTTGGCGACAATCCCCCAGGCAGCACAGTCGTTGTAGTAACTGCTACCTCAGTTGCGCTGGTCAGCCCGTGCGCTGTGATTGTGATTCGATCGGTTGAGGTATTAATCGCCCCCATTGTCAGGGCATGAACAGCAGCGGCATCAGCAAACAGAACCACGCTTGACCACTGAATTGATGTGCCACTGATTGAAATATCGACGTTTACGGTTGATAGTTCATATCGATTTTGTCCTGAGTCGAAAACGCCCCCGCTCGGTGCGTAGCTAGCGCGGAGATAGCCACCACCTAAAACTTCGGCTGAGACGATCGCAGCCTTTGAAGTATTTCGGGTGACGCTCAGACCGTTGAGCAGCATAACTCTGAATCTGCTGGGGTCGGGTCGGGCGTCTCCCAAGTACATTACTCGACCGACTCTCTCATCCCATGCGGCAAAACTTGTTGGCGGCATAAACTCTTTGTGAGCATCGCCTGAGAATTCCTACGCTAGAAGACCGCGTAAATCTCGTTTAGATAGTTTTGGACATAGGTTCGATCGACATCCGAAAGCGCGGTGTTGTAAATCAAGATTGCTCCAATATCGCCCGCATAGTAGGCCCCCGAAGTAATGCGACCGATGCGGAAGGTATCACTAATTGATCCGGTGTCTCCACTCGCGATCGTGCCGACTGTCCCCTGGTTGAGTTGCAGGTTTAGTTCGTTGCCTCCGTGCCAAACCGTTGCGATCGTTAGGGCGGTTGGGCTGGAAAGTGTTCGTGTGACCGAAGTGTCGCCTGACAGTGTGTAGTTCTGAGCGATCACGATGTTCGGCGTTCTGAGATGCAGCCCCCACCAACCCCCAGTTGTACTAATTAAGGTTTGGTTGTAAAAGGAAATTGAGCTATTTGCCGTAATGCTGCTGGCTTTGAAAACGACAAAAGCGGTAAACTGTGCCGCCGTGATTAAACCGCCGCCTGCACCTGATAGGAAGTTTAATGATCCATTAAACCTGAGAGCAGGTTGAGTATTGATGGCGCTTGCGACATACAAAGGCGACCCGATCCGCTGTTGCTTACCGTACCGCTCAGCGGGTTTTTGTCTCTCCATTGCGTCACTAGATCGCTTCCGTCTCTAGTGACGTTGGAATCAGCAAACATATAGCGCGTTAGGGCGCTGTTGACGATGCTGGGTGGCAATGCCAGTGCGCCGCCATGCCCATGTCCACCCGACATGGCAAAAGCTGCCGCTAGTGCCGCGATATCTCCGCCATGCCCCTGTCCACCTGCAAGGTTCAGTGGGTTCGATCGCGCTAGGATTTGCCCGCCGTGCCCATGTCCACCTGCAAAGTTGAGGCGGGGTCTGAGTTCGCCGCCATGCCCATGCCCCCCTCTCATGCGGATATACGCAGGCGTTACAAGCACGTCTCCACCATGCCCATGTCCACCCTCTAAGGTTCTCGTAGGCGCAAGCAAAGGTGATCTGCCCACCATGCCCATGTGCCCCGATCGCTGAGACGGGTTGCCCTATTTCGCCTCCGTGCCCATGCCCCCCTGACAGCGCCAAAATCGGTGCATAGACAAAGTTTTCGCCCCCATGCCTCTGTCCGCCTGCAAGGTTGAGTGGTGACGAAATATCGCCCCCATGCCCCTGTCCGCCCGACAAAGTAACTTGAGTCGGGGCTAGAGGATAGGGAGGCGCGAACATCTCGCCCCCATGCCCCCTGCCCACCTTTGAGATGAGAACAGTTTGAAAAGGTAGCTTCAGGCGTTTAGTCATCAACAATCTCCCCTAACCAATGCCCGTCGCCACCTAAAAACAGTTGCGATTATCAAACGCGATCAAAATGTTATTCAGCAAGAATTTATACTCACGACCGTCAGGTTCAGTCACGGATATCGTCTGCAATGGCGGTCGATCGTTCAGCCAATAATCACTCAGCGCGAACTCGATATTTTGCCCAAATGCCGCCCGATCAGCAGTTTGCCTAGTCGCCTTGCAGCAGGCGTTTAGCTCTCCTCTTGGTCGGCGTAAGGCACGTCATAGGTGCGCTCCCTCTCCTGATACTCTCGCCCCTGCATAAGAGCGGAATTCTGCACACGCCTTCGATCGGTTTCTCTTCGGTTGTGGTCTTGGGCTTACGTCGATTCGGGTGCAGGTGGTTGCGCTTGTCCTGAGTTGCTGGTTACGGTCTGCTTGTCGGTGAGCAAGATCCCCAGCTTGGCGCTTGTCGGCGTATCTGGCAGCATCGCCTCGATCACTTCTGGAAATGCCCGCGCGACTGCTTCATAGGTCGATTTGGTGTATTTCCATTCACCCTTGTAAACTTCTTTCCAGGTTTGATTCTCAGCCGCAGAAGGCACTAGAAAAGCAGGGTTGCCAAACGTCCAATCCTCGTTAGGCAAAATCGCGCCCTGTGGTTCTGAGGTGTCACTGAATATCCCGATCGTCTGTTCTAGGCTGTAATCAAAAGTTGTAATCACCCGTTCAGCCGCGATCATGTTCGATCGATTGTTCGCTTGCTCTTGCGCGGATTGTGTGGCGTAATATTCACGCAGTGCCACGCCATAGGGCTTGCGAATATGCCTCTCAATTCTTAGTAGCTTGCCCTCTATCCCTGGTTCGTAGACGAATGTTTCCTCTTGATCGAGGCTGGGCACTAAGGCAATCCGATTGCTCTGCACATCAGGAAATACAAGCCCGCGCGGTTCCACTCGATAAGTGCGAACGGTTCGTGAGTTTGGCCCCCAAGATTCCTCGATCGTTTCTCTGAAAAGATTGTGATGCCGCCTGCGTTGGGGCTGACGATCGCCGCTGGCCCCCACGTTTCAACAGTGCTTTTGTTGTAGTCGTCCGTAAACTTGGTGACATTTTCAGTGCCAGTACAGCGCACAATTTCGGCAGGTGTTTCTTCACTGCTGATCGCCTCATATCCAAGTTCGTCTTGCCCGATCGCTATTACTCGATGCGCGGTTGCATCTTCATCGTCAGGGATTGCCGAAGCGCGAACATCTCCAGTGGCATCACACCATAAGTACCTACCAGCGGCAAAAGCGATTTGACCTGCCTGCTGAATAAAACCTTCACTGCCTAATTTCTGTAGAGGACAGTTGACATCACCAGGGATTGATCCGGTGAGATTGCCTGCACCTGCTGCCTGTAACAGCGATGCCACGACATCCGATCGAGTGCTGGTTGTACCGGGTGCAACGCCGCTCTCATCCCCCGGTGGTTGCCTAAAGTCAAGGAGCGCAAGCTTATCACCGATGTCTAGGGTGATAGCGTCTCGAATTCTTGGTGTGGGCGGCAACGGTTCTTTCAGGATATGAAGCGTTTTGTACCTAACCAGCGTCCCGACACTGTTTGCCAGCCAAATCACTACACGGTTGCCACGCGCCCAACGAACTCGATCGCGCCTGGGGTTGCACTCGATCGAGATTCCTGGTGAGTAGGCATTAAGCACAATATCGCCTGACCAAGATTGAATTCCACTTTGGTCGAGTAGGTTGCAGCTACCGCTAAATGATTTAACGATCGCGGTTACATCCAACCCTTGCGCGATCGATTCACCAGGCGCAGCAACGACGATTTTGAAAGGGCGGGAACTGCGATCGACGGTCATGCGGCAGCGGTGAGTTTGCTGCCGTGAGAATTCCTACTGATTTAATTTCAATTCTTCGATCGCTGCCGCACACTTTGACGAGCGACAACAGCAAGCGCGATCGCTTTAGGGATGGTATCAGCTACCCCGGCATTGTATAGAAGCCCATCGATCCTTCCGTGTTCGTCTAAATAGCCTTCATCGCCCTCGAAGTCGCCGCCAAATTGACCGCAATACCATCGCCCATCGCGGAGTACCAGCGACAAGTCTAATTGCTTTAGTAGTCGCAGATCTTCGCTCATGCTCATGCGATCGGCACTTTGTCAGTTTCGGTTAGCTGTAACTGGATCGCCCGCATTCTACCTTCTTTGTCTTGCTTGATCGCCTGAGTAATTCGCCCGTAAAACTGAGCAAAATAACCTGTCATTCCGTCTTCTACGACTGCCACATCTCCAGGCGCGATCGCTCTGTTTGGGTGGGTTCCCAATAGCGATCGGTGCGATCGACAATCAAAATATTTTGACTTTTGCTGAGCCGATACATTCTCGCTAGCTTTTCAGCATCCTTTGTCGGTTAGCAAAGACCGTAAGATTCCAGATGCTCATCTGGTAGGTTGTGCCATCTGTGCAGGCGTTCCATATGCGGAAAAGAGACGCCTGTAACCTCAAGATCTTCGCGTGGAAAAGTCCCCTCGCTGAATAGTTCCAGTAAGAGCATCATGCCGCCTGCGTAGAGTTCGATCGTTCCTGGTTTCATATTCCTGCTGCTCTAGCGCGAGAAGACATTAAATCACTGGAGATTCGCTGATAGTCACGAACGGGTTCGGGTGTTTGAAGTGTTACCGCTCTTGGCGCATTCGCAAGCTGAACGATCCTTTGCGATAGCTGATTAATTCCGCTATTGAATTGGCTGCTGTTAGCGTTCCTGTAGTCTGTGGCTGAGCTGCGCGATTTGCTTGCGCATTGCGCTGTAAGCCCGCCTGTGATAGCCCTTGCAACTGCAAAGGACTTGACTGCCTAGATGCTGCCATTGTCGAAGCAGCAGGACTTTGCACTGGTGTCGATCGCCCATCGCTCCATTCGGGTGTGCGCCATTCCGCTTGCCGCATCTGACTGCCACCGATTCCGCCATAGCTAAAGTTGGCTGGCATACTTCCCGCACCCATTGCAGCGACCAGCGACTCTCGACTAACAAGCGATCGGCTGGGTGCAAGTCCAGATCTCGATCCGAAGCTTGATCCAGAACTCCTTGAGCCTCCAGAAGATCCTGATCCCGATCCTGATTGACCACCCGAACCACTGCCGCTGCCTGAGTTTCTATTGTTTGCCTGCGCCCGCTGCCGTGCTTGCTGTTCTCGCGTTTGCTGCTGTTGAGTGGTGAGCGTTTGCTGCTCAAGTTCAAGCGATCGCTCTTGCGCTCTGTTCTGGTCATTGACTGCCTTTCGCTGCTGCCGTCTCAGATCTAAAATTCGCTCTAACCCTGCGATCACCTGTTGATTTTCACCATTGATTGCTGCTGTAGAGAGCGCAACTTCTGCCTCTGTAATCGCAATATCAGCTTGAATCTGCCGCTGCTGTGATTCCAGTGCGACTTGTTCGCGCTTGAGTTCAAGCTGCTGTCGAGCGATCGCAAACTGCTTTCTCTTGGGCAACGGTTTGTTGAGCGAGAATTTGCTGTCTGATCTGATCAGCTGAGCGCTATTGCCTGCCGTTTCAGCGTCTTCTAAGGGCGTATTGAAGTCGCTGCTCTGCTAGCCCCGACTGAGCCTCAAGCAGACTGCTTTGAGCAGACAGAAGATTGTTTTCATTTTTAATAGAGTCGATCGCGATTTGGTTGAGTCCCTGATCTGCTTCTGCTGATTTGCGCTTGAAGTCTAGCTCCTCATTAAGGGATTTTATTCGCGACTCTCTTAGCCTCTCTTGAGAGTCAATTTCTGCATCGATTCGTTCCTCGTTAAGATCGCCTAATTCTCCATTTAGGTCGATCATCTGTCAGTAGCTTCTTCTTCGCTGAGAATGCCTTCAGATCGAAGCTGCTGAATTTCTGCAATTTGCTCTTGAGTTTGGGCAATCTGCTGATCGAGTGCTTCTTGCTGTAGCGCTGCGATTTCTTCGGTGGCTTCTTCCTCTGAAATTATTCGCTGCGCCTGCAAGCTCTTGATTGCAGTAACCCCTGTGGTTTGTGACTGATCGATCGCCGCTTCTGCTTGGCGATTGGCGCTTTCCATTGCCTCCAATCGAGCCTGCTTTAATCGCTCTTGCGCGTCGATTTCATTTTCAACTCGCTGTTGATTTAGTTCGCCAAGTTCGCCACTTAGGTCTGACAGACGCTCGATCGCTTCTTCTTCACTAAGAACGCCTTCCGCTCGAAGCTGTCGAACTTGTTCGATTTCGCTTTCGGTAAGAGCAACTTGAAGGGCTACAGTACGCTGCCTCATAGCAGCAATTCTTGTCTCTGCCTCCTCAGCACTGATCACCCTCTGGGCTTGCAGTTCACGAATAGCAGTAATTTCAGCGGTTTCTCCTTGATCGATCGCAGCTCAGCCTGTTCGTTGGCACGTTCAAGAGCCTCCAATCGCGCCTGCTTCACCTGCTCTTGACGGGCGATCTCCTGCTCTGCGGACTGCTGCTGTAAGTCGGCAAGTTCTCTGGTTAAATCCTTTTCTTCATCACTGCCACGCCGCACCACGCCCTAAACGCTGCTCTACCAGTTCAATCTGCCGTGCGGTGGCATTGGCGGTAATTTCTGCGATTTCTGCTGCGGCTTCTGCCTCATTAATTTCGCCGCCTGCCTGCCTTACTCGTACCTGTGTAGTCTCGCGAGTCGCATCGACGTTTACAGAATCTCGCAGTTCTTTTGCCTCGTCTGCCGCTTTGCGTTCTGCTTCCAGACGGGCATCAAGCTCAGACTCAATCTGTTGCAGACTGAGGTCGCTGATTTCGCTTTGGATGTCTAGCCGGCGCTTGGCGGCTTCTTCTGCTGGAATTGTGCCAGCGGCTTCAAGTTCTGCAAGCTGAGCGAGCTTGTCGCGTTCAAGGTCGATTTGCTCAGCGATCGAGTCGCGCTGAATTTCGGCAATCTTAGCGGCGGCTTCCTCCTCTCCCACCGTACCTGCTAGCTGCTGCTGACGAATGGCGGCAGTGCGATCGTTCTGACTTTTAGAGACTGCGGCTTCTGCTTCGCTGTTGGCTTGCTCGATGCCTTTTAGCTCATCCTCTAGTGCCTGCTGCTTGCCCTCGCGGGTGTTCTGGGCAATCTGAATGCGGGTCTGCGCCGTCTCCAGTTCAAGTTGCTTTACCTGTTCTGCGTACTGCTTTTCCTGATCTGCCGTCAGTGTGGCAGCGGCAGGATCGATCGCCCGCAGCTTGGCGTTTTTCTCTAGTTCTGCCCGCAGTTTTTCAAGCTGGGATCGGTTTAGTTCCAGCTTTTGCTGCAAGTATTCTTGCTCAGCCTGAAGCGATCGTTCTCTCGATTGCTCTTCGTCGATCTCTCCACTTGCCAGCGCTTCTGCGATCGCTGCCTGTCGCTGCTGGTAGCCCGCTTCGATCTCGTGATTCGACTTGCTGAAAGCGTCAGCCGTAACTTGAGCAGTTTGTGTGGCAGCGTTGGCAACCTTATCGAGTTCTGTTTTCTCTCGCTCTAGCAGCGTGATCTGAGTCTCGATCTGCTCCTTAGCGCGATCGTATCCCTCTTGCCCCATCTGAGCAGGATCAAGATTCTGAAGCTCTTGCCGTGCCTGCGTCAGCGCGTTGTTGATGGCGCTTTGGGTTGCTTGCACCTCTTTTTGGGCGTCTGCTCGTCGCTTTAGTAGCGCTTCCTCTTCTTGTCGGATTTGAGCGATCGCGTCCTCATTGGCAGGGTCAACGTTGACTTTGCGCTGCTCAATTTGGGCAAGCATCGCGTCTAGCTGCTTCAGTTCGTTGATCGCTCCGTCACCGCCTTTGTTTTGTTCACGCAGGCTGAGCGATTGTCCTAAAATCTCCTGTGCTTTTTGACCGAATTCTCCGATCTTGATCAGCTGATCGTTGAGCTGTTTATCAGCATTGGTGGTCAGCCTGCCAAAGCCTTCATCCAGTCCAAACAAGCGATTGATTGCGGCGTTGGCATCATTCAGTTTGTGGACAAATGAATCGAGAAAATCAGTTGAAGGTGGATTTTCAGGGATGATCGCGGCAAGTGACGGAGTATTGCCAGCAGCTTGATTCAGTTCAACCAAGGAATTGTTGAGGCTGTCGACCGCCTTTTGGGTTTCACTGCCACCATCCTTGAAGCGATCGAGTACTTTGTAGAAAACAGTTAGGGCAGCAAAAGTTAAGCCAGCCTGCGCTGCCAGTTTCCGATCTGTGCAGTCGTAAGCGAGATTTGCTGCCCAAATAGTTGCATTGCGATCGAGCCTTTGCCGCCTTGCGCGACGAAGCTAGCAATCACGGTGCCCATCTTGCCTACTGCACCCGCACCTCGTATTGCTGCTGCAACGAGGAATGCATCGACAGCAGTTCCAAACAATTCAGCATTTTCTGCGCCAAATTCAAGCACTTTGGCAAAGGCATTGATTGCAGGCGTACCGAATGACAGCAGATCTTTACCAAGTGAAACCGACACTTCGCCCAGCGCGTTATTAAAACGATTGACCGCTGCTGTGCCAGAACCCATCGCATCAGTAACGCCGGACTCGGTGACAGAAGCAAGAGCAGCAGCAAATTTAGGAATAAAGTCGGCTGAGGAAACATTGCCCGCCGAAATCAAGCCTTTAACCTCGCCTGTCGTTACCCCTAGCGCTTGGGCAGCAGCAGCAAATGCACCTGGTACACGCTCAGCTAATTGGTTTAATTCTTCTAGCTGAACTGTTCCACCTGATAAACTTTGCCGCAGTGCTAGAAATACTCCAGAGGTCTCTTCAGCCGACAGACCCATCACAGAGGCGGCTTGCGATACGTCTGTGAAGACTTGCTTGGTCTGATTAGCGTCGTAGCCCGCTAGTTTTGCTGCTGTTGAGAATTGGGCGAAACCCTCACTAACCGCCTTGAAGTCTAGCCCTAAATCTTTTGCTGTTTGCCGAAGGAAGGCTAGATCCTCTCTCGCTCCACCCGCCGATGTAGAGGTAAGTTCAAGTCGATTATTTAGCGTTTCAAAGTTGCGAGCGGCGTCAAAATTCTCTTGAAGCCCGCCAAAAAAACCGTCAACGATATCAGAAAGGTTCTTCCACTGATTAAATAGGATGGCAGCTTCGCCCAGATCTTCCATTGCCGACTGGAATTTTTCGGCGGCTCCGATATATTTCTGGAGTTGTTGCCCAAAGCTGCCAACCGAAACCCAGGCAGAATCCATTCTGCCTTTAACGTCGCCCGCCCCATCCGACAGTCGATCGAATGCGCGACCAGCGCCATCCATCAAGCCAACCAGGGGCGCAAACATTGCCCCTGCTGCCCTGAGTGAATTGCCAATATCCTCAAAGAAGTAGCTGACTAACTTGAGGTTTACTCTCAGTGTTTCGAGCGCACCGCTAAAAGCTACAATCGCACCTTGAGCGATCCCTTGAGCGATCGCCAGTGTCTTTAATCCTGTAGAGGCAAGGCTGAGGACTTCCAGACTGCTAGAAACCTGCCCTAGCCCCAGTGAGGATAAAGCTTCTGCCTGAAAATCAGGAATCGGGAGTGCGGCAAGACCACCTATCCCGTTTTTTAGGTTTTCAACTAGTGAAGTGGTGAGCTTAAATTCATTGCCTAGCCGATGGGTATCGTCAACTAGGCCAATGATGGTCGAGCTTAGAACCTGAAGCCCTGCACCGCTAAAGCTTTCGCCTGTGGAGATGCCTTGAATTGCTTTGGCGGCAAATTGGGCTTCGCGTGTGACTCCGCTTAGCTCTTTGCGTAGCGGACTAGAGTCTGCGGATAAAACAAGATTGAGGGTTCCGAGACTTGCCACGAGCTTTGCTTAAAGACTTCGTGGCTAGAATTCCTACCTAAAAGCGATCGAGCTAGGGCGCATCACCTAGCGTTAAGACAACCTTCCAATCTTGCTGCTCAAGTTCGTCAAAGTTAAAAGTTAGAGAACCGCGATCGCCACTGCCTACCTGAACTGTGTAAAAGTCTGATTTTGGTATGCCTTCAACCTCAAAAGGAAAGGTACAGGTAATTGGTACTCTGCCTGCGAGATGTGCTGCCACCTGTGGATCTTGCAATCCTCTTTGCTGCTCTTCACTCAAAGTTTTCGCTGTTGCCGTGCTTTCCTGAAGCGCTCCACTGCCTACGATTTCGCCCGCCGCATTTTTGACGACAACCTGTAACCCCGCTTCGATATCGTCATAACCTGTTGGTGCGGTGCAGGGCTGTCCATCGTATCCAGGCGGAGCGCTAGGAAAGAATACCTGTCCACTCAGATCTTTGGACTGAGTAGCGCACCCAGCCAAAAGAACCAAGGCAGCGATCGCAGATGCTTGAGCTTTCATGAGGAAGATGGAATCGACCCCTTTAGTATGCTTGTCGCCAGATAAAATTCTGCAATCTTTGGCTGTGAAGTTTTGATGAAAACAAGAGGCTACGCATTTATGTACTTCTGATACGCCGCAGCATACGCCTCTTGGATGTCGAATTCCTGCTGCGCTATACTGTCCAGGGTCGTCCCTGCAACTCGTTCGCCGTTTCTCAGTGTGTAGCCTTCGTGAACGTAGGCGGCGTACTCTGTAGGCCATGAGTAGGCAGCTTCAAAAGGATTATTAAAGACCATCTGCTGACTCGATCGCAGTTGTCCAGTGTCAACGATGTCTCGTGTGTCATCCCATCCTGCCCACGATCGAGGTTCTGAGATTACGCGAGTCATGGCAGCGCCAAACTGAAAGGCAGTGTCAACAAATGCCTGCTCTGCCGCTTGTTGATCTCGGTGATGTTTAAGCTGAGTTTATAGCTGCTCATACTGCGGCTCGAATCAGTTTCATATCGATTTCAGCGATCGCCCAACTCGGAATGCGTTGTTCATTGGCTAAATCCAGCCAAATTTGAGCAACCTTTGGATCGATGATCGATCGGGCTTCTTCGCTGTAGAGAACGCTGGCGTAAGGGATTAACAGTCTGATCAATTCTTTAACTCCCTTGCTAGCAGCATCATTTGCCCAACAGAAGGCGATCGGAATGGCGGCACGGTTGGCAGCTTCAAAATCTCTGCGATCGAGTGCATTTAGTGCGTCTTCAACCTCAATCAGCGAACAATCCCCAAACCTCTCCTCACCAAAGCGTTCTCACTGGGTATGCCAACTTCAGTCGCCAGTAGGTTTCTGCCCAATTTATTTCTTTTTTTTAGCCGACTGCGGTTCCGCCTCTAATCCTCGATCGACTTGTGTCGCCGCTGTTCAGCCATGAAGAAGTCAAACAGATCATCTAGCATTCCATGTCTGGTTCAGATCTCTACCGTCTCTCCATCCATTCTACAGGCCAAACAGAAGCTGTGTTTTTGCAGAGATCCCAGTCGCGATCAAGTCTGGACTGAATCAAGATAGTGATCACGTCGCTGTTTTAGCACTAGATCTGACTGCAACGGAGTCAGATTTTATGGATTCCTCTCGATGAGTTGTTCTAACCCAGCATGGCGTGTTCTTCGGCTACGGTCAAGCTGCCTCGCTTCCGAATTGTGAACCCGCCCACTCGACGGTTTCAACGGGCTTAAGCGTTTTGTAGGGCAGGGGCATAGGGAAGGAGAATTTTGTAAGTTGGGCTTTCTGTGATGCGAGGAAGCTGCACGGTGTAGCGATCGTTTGTGTCGAGGTCTACCAGTCGCGATTTCCTGTTTGACTGCCATCAGTCATATAGATCGCGACCTGGACACCATCGGGCTGCACCGTACAGCCACAGCAAAAGACACCGCGCGACTGCAATGAGCGAATCATCCTTAGACGATCGGCGTTGGGTTAACCATCGTCGGCTTGCCGTTAAAGGCAGCGTCAATATTCCGGTGATAATGCCATCAGCCGGAGCAGATAGCGGCATTGAGGTGATTGACCCTGTACCCTTGTAAACCTTGCCCTTGCTGTAAACAGTCGGACGTGGATTGGGCAACTGCATCCAGAAATAAAGCTGCTGATAGCCCTCGTTAAACCAATGTTCAGCAGGTGGCGTAGCCTGCATCGAGAGGCGACCAGTTGCCTTGCATGTTCAGCCCGATCGAAATCGTCGTGGTGCGACCGCTTTCGTAGGCATCGTCATCAAATGTAACCGTGGTGACTCGGTTACCAGAGCGATCGAGATCGGCAGTGGTACGAGCGCGGAGCTTGAGCGGATATTCGACCGTCGAACCCGCTACGATCGCTTCCGGTAGTGGCTTGGTCGTTAGCGTCGTATCTCCAGCCTCAGCATCAGCATTAAGCTGCACCAGAACCTCATAACCCAATGCGCTGATGGCATTGATATAGCTGTCTTTGGGCACGAAGCTATCGGCAGGCAGTGCGGGCGTAATGGTGACTGTGGTTGCCCCTTTTGCTGCTGCGGATGCCGTTGCCGTAAATTCGATCGGCTCGGTTTCAATACCATCAGGAAGCGCAGCTAGCCACAGTTCTACGCCCTTCCCTGTGAAAAAAGGAGTTTTAGCCATTGCAGAGTCTTTAGAATTAGTTCTGCGGGCAGTGTTCCTATGCTTCTCTCAGCAGAGTTTGCGTGAGAATCATCGATAAAATCTCGATAGTCCAAGCTCTACGATCGGGATCTGCCGCCGAACGCTGCCACTTGTACCGACCATCCAGGCATCGGGATCATCGTCTCTAGAATTCGCGACAGCGCCCCTAGCGTGTTCTGCTCAGCACTCCACTGTTTCAGCAGGATTTGAACTTTGTAGGTTTCCCTCGAAAGCATTGCCCATCAAGGGGACGCAGCGGCACATCAGGACGGAATACAAGCACACACTCTAGCCCCTCGCTTTAGTCCCATCGATCGGACTGTTATCGGTTCCCATGCTCAGGCACGATCGCAGGTGCGGTCTACCACCAGGGAAGACATAAACCCCCAGTTCATCTCTCAGCGCTGTCTCGATCGCTGTCCTCAGCCGATCAGATCCACCTCTTCCATTAACCATCCTCATCGTAATTAGGGATATTGGGCGATCGTCGCACTGTACTCAATATCTTCTGCCTTAGTCGCCGTCGCCTTGGTAGCAGGTAGCCCGTCTGCGCCCTCATACCGGACAACCGCATACTTCCCGCCATTGGGTAGCGGTTCTGCTTCGGTTGCGTCAATTCGCTCTGTATCATCCATTCGGGTTGCCTGCGTTCTCGATGTCTTTCAGGATTCGTCTGCGTCTTGCTTCCAGTCGATCGACTGCAATCCCTCGCTTTTGTCGCGTTCTCTTGCTTCAATTCGCTTTTGAATTTCCAAGTTAACTTCTGATAGCTCACCCTGAAGTGCTGCCAAGTCGTGCGATTTGCGCTTGAGATTTCTCTACCTCACTTTGCCGACGACGCAAGCGATCGTCTTCTTCTGCCGTCACTCTTGCCGCTACGTCAATTTGAGGAATCTGCAAGAATTCTCGCAACTGCTGATTGTATTGCTCTAGCTGCGATCGCAAGTCTGACACGCTGATCGCGCGACCATCGACCTCATAGATTAACGCTGCCCCTCGATCGCGTTCACTCCGCTGCTGTAGTGCCGTGGCAATTGCAAGCGCTCTTCAATTCACGAGCGATTGCTGCTTTGGTCTGCGCGTCTCCTCAGCGAAGCCATCGCGAGCGCGTCGGTACAGTTCCGACTGATCAATGATTTGGCGTGGGTCAACATTTTCATCAGTTAGAAGCAGGTTGGCAAAGTCTTGGTTGAACTCTGCCAAATCTTCAATTAACTGATTGCCCGATCGCGCCACATCGATCGCTCGAATGCGTCTGGTGTTTCAGGAGTTGCTGAATTTGGCGATCGCTCAACCTACCCTCATCCGCCAACTCATCGCGCAACTGCTGCCACTGAGCGATCTGGGCAGCGGCTTGAGCGGTCGTAGCCTGTGCAAGCTGATCTGGGTAGTCAAGCTGCTTTTGAATTGACTGGATTCGCCCGTTGACCTGTCCCTACTAGTTTTGCTACTTCGTTGGCGGCAGACTGCAAGCGCTCATTTGGTGTCTTTCCGGGTTGGCGCTGCAAGACGATCGCCAGATCTGAAGGCATCGCCCCTTCTTCCCAGTTGCGGCTATCCAGCAGCCAAGCGACTGAACCGGGACGAAGAGAAGCAAGGATCTGTAGATTAGTGCGAACGGTTTCGACATCGCGGCTAACGATCGCTTGCAGGTTGTTGATCGCGGACTGCCGCTGAGTACTGTAGTTGTCGGATAGCTGCTGTGTGGTGTTAGCGCGGGTGGCAAGCTGCGAACTCAATTCAGCGCGTAACTGTCGATACTGCTCAACCCGCTGCGGCAGCTTGCCTTGAGCGTTGCGGGTGCGTTTAATTGCAGCGTAGCGATCGCGCTGTTCTGCGGTTAAATCTGAGTTTTGGTAGGCAGTCCATTCAGGCGTTGCAGCAGATCATCTAGCTTGTCACGACTAGAATCGAGTCGAGCTGTCAGAAGCTCAAGCGACTCTGCCGCCTGCGATACCTGTCGAATGCGCGGTTCTAGATCTTGG